GTATTAGTGAAAGGTGAAACTGGTATATCAGCTAACTGTATATCAAAATTATTATTTCCTCTTTGGATAAACATTATAGCTCTCTATTGTCTATTAATATTAAAGTGTTAGCATCAAGTACTAAGAACCCTACATCATTTAGTGTTCCTGGAGTAGTTGACCAACCCCCATCACCAGCATCTGTTACATAATAGTATTCTCCTACTGTATATCCATGTGCTGTTGATATAAAGAATCCAGTAGTCTGTACTTTTATAATATCAGCACTAACTATTTCAGTTACAAATAAAGCTTTTTGTTTATTTGTGTCTGTTGCATCTGAAGGCAACAAATTACCTGTAGCTGTATCAATGTATATAGCCATTAACTTATCTGTACCCGGTAAGCTTAAACCATGAGCAACCTTAGTTATTGTTGCTGTGGTAGTATTTAATCTTGTTACTGTTCCAAACATATTACGTTAGTATATCTACATACATTGTAGCTGTTCCGTTACCATTGTAAGGTATAGCCGGTAATGTATCATTGTTAAATTCAAAAGATTGTGACCAACCATCTGGTCTTACAACACTGTTTATTGATCCTCCTGCACCATCTATATAAATAGTTGCAGCTTTACTTCCTGCAGGTATTGTTCCTGCTCCTGTAGTAGAAGATGAAGCTAATACTGTAGCATCTGATGCTGTATTTTGTTCTACTAATAATAGTGTTGCTTCAGTAGCTTTTGCTGGACCGCCACCGCCTCCAGCTTTAATTGCACCATATATATCTGCAAGTAATAATTCTTGTTTAGTTTGTGGACTTCTTCTTAAATTTTCAGCCATGTCTATGTAATTTTATAATTGAGTAAATTCCTTTATTAGTTTTTCTTTTTCTTCTAACAAATTCATATCCTTCTCTTGAGCCTTCATCATTAGTGTTACCTTCAATGGTGCACATAATATCTCCTTTCATTTTTTCTACGATACCAATATGCCTTGCCCTACCTCTACTCATTACGAGAAAAAGATCACCGGGTTCTATTTCTGAATACTTTTCTTTAACCTCTTTTTCCGACACATAGGTTGTATTCTCACCTTTAACAGCTTTTTTTCTTAGTTTTTCACAAGACCAATCCCATTCAAACCAATTATTCATTGATTTTTCTAAACTATTAGCACCATGGTCTATAGCTGTACATATTGAACCGCAACACCAAGCAGCCCAATCACCCTCTTTTCCTTTCATAAAAGCACGAACCCAAGGGCCTGTATTGTTTCCAATTTCCGTAGGATGTTGGTCAACAAATTGTTTAGCATAAGCTAATGAAACATCTTTTATATGAAACTCATAAGAGCAATTAATTTTAGAAAAAGCCTTTTGCATTGGAGCAACTAATTGCATCCATGTAAGAGCATCTACACTACCTGTAATATCAAGTCCTTTAGCTTCTTGAAAATCTTGAACAGCAGATTCAGTAATTCTACCGTAATCTCCATCTATTCCAATACTTAAATTAAATCCTTGTGTATGATATTTATGAAGATTAATCCACTCTTGTATTTTTTTAGCATAAAAAGAATCCCCACCCTTACTTATTGTAAAGGTGGGAACTATTAGCTCTTGTAAATAATCTTCTCTTATTAAACTCATTACACTACTTCCATTTCAGCTTCTTTTTCAAAAAGCATTTCCATGATAATTGAAAACTTTGGATTTTTTGCTGGTACAATATCTAAGTTAGCAATCATAGTTGGATTGATTTTATTAAACTCAGTAACAATATTTTTGCTAAAAAGTTTATTTAATTCAGCTTCGGCTTTTTCACGACCATCAGCATTTTTATAAATATATTCTGGTTGAACTCCAGTCATCATTTCTTCTTGAGTAGGTTCAGTTAATACCCAATTACCACTCTTGTCAAGTTTTACATGCTTCTTTAAAATTTTAGTTTGCTCATCAAAAGCTAACTTATTAATCTTGTCTAACTTCTTTTGTATGTTTTTAAAATACGTAAGAACTCCTATTTTCATAGAAGGAACAGTGTTAATTAAATCTCCAATCGCATGTGCTAACATATTACAGTCAGCATTTGTTACTTTACCATTTTCTTTCATTACTTATCTTTTTTAAAGTTTATTCAAATATATAAAAAATTAACCAAGTTTTTGAACATATAAACTATGTTTAGTAAATGAAGCACCACCAGTATTAGAGTAAGCAGTACAATCAATACTAACTGTATCAAGAGCAGTTAACGCTACAGAACCCTCAAGAACAATAGTTTTCCAATCAGTAGGTTCTGTAGAATTAAAATAATTTGCACTATACAAATTTAATCCAGTAGTACCATTTTTCTTTAATACAAATTGAGCATTTGTTAATTGACCCACACCCACATTAGAAGATACTTCAATAACAGCTCTAACTAAATAAGTTCCTGTTTCTGGAACTGGATCAGAAGTATGAATAAGACCTATTGCATTTAAAGCAACAGCATTTTGAGAATTAAATGAATAAGGAAGAACAGAATCTTTACAAATACCTTTAAGTATTTTATCTAAAATACTATTTAACTTTTCTCCAGCTTCTATATCTATTGAACTATCAGTAGCACAAGTTATAGCAGTACCGTCCCATACAACATTTCCTGAAGGAGTATCTACAGTAGTTTTGCCACTACATCCACAACTATTTATTCCACATTTTACACACATAATTTATTATTTTAATTTTTTAAGGGTTTACTGCAACTAAATAAGGTATTATTACTGTTCCGCAATTTGCAGTAGATAATTCTAAATTAAACTGATATATACCTACAGCAGTAGTTCCATCATACTCAAGAGTTCTTCTATCAGCATCAAACTCCCATGTAGAGAATGGAAGAGTTATCTTACCATCTCCACCGCCATTAGTGAACCCTGAAGGTAGGTTTATAAAGTCTACTGATATTTCCTCTTTGCAATTATTTCTATCGACTGCAAATTTATTAGGTACACCATCAAGGCTTACAAAAGTAGAATCAACAACTGTACTTGATGGAGCACCGTTAGTAACTTGAACAACTATATACCAATTTAAGTAATATAATGGATAACTTGGATCTTGAATTAAATCCCATCCATCAGGTAATTGTTTTATAGCAAAACTCTCAGTAAATTGAGGATAATTTGCAGCATCACATAAGACTTTTGCAAGATCATATATTACTTTATTTAAATTTTGATTTGGATATATATTCCAACCTACATTACAAATAAACTTATCTCCGTTATATTTTAATTCCGATGAGTATTTAGTAACGGATGATTCTCCGCTACAACTATTACAACTTGTATTTCCACAGTTTACGCACATATTACGAAGCAATTATTCTAACAGGTAAATCAACAGTTCCACAAGTAGCAGTAGTAAACCTAAGTGTACAATCATAATTTCCAGCAGGTAGTCCAACTGGAACAGTAATTACAGGAGCGTTTCCATTTGACCAAGGCATTACAAGAGTAGATGCATTACTTGGATATGAAACTGGGTCCAATGGAATTTGAACAATTTCAACTGGTAAATCAACCCAAGTAACAATAATATCTTCACTACATAAATTTCTATCAACAACAACTCTTGTTATATTCTCAGAAACAGGAACTCCCGCAGCGAGATTAACACGATACCCAAATTCATCTAATATCGGATATTGAATAGCAAAGTTACCTCCATTACCAGCCGCAATACAAGCTGCTTGAAAAAGAGTATTTAAAGTATCGTTTAATGAATCACCTGGACTAATTGTAAAATTACCAGTACATTCAAACTTAGGACCATCATATGTTAAAGATGAAGAACTATCAGGATTATAACAAGAAGGATTACAATCATCACATTTTTTATTACCGCATTTTACACACATATTAAATCTTTTTAAATAAACAAGCAAATGAATCATAATCATCACAGCTTGAATTTGTATTATCCATAACCCACAACAAATTACTCATTTGTAAATATTTTGAAGTAAGTTTAAAGTAATTTCTTCCTATACATTTATATTCATTTATCTTACAAGACAACGAAGCCATGCAATCTGCAATTTCTTTTCTTAAATCAATTACTTTATTTTGGCAACAATCTTGAACTAAACAATATTCAAATGATTCAGTAATTGTTATAGGTACAATAGGAATTGTTCTATATTCTTCCGTTAATAACGTAACATCAACTTTAACACAATATTTGCCATCACCGTAAATATTTTCAAAAGTAGTTTTGCTGTTTACACCAAATGGTTCTGATGAACAAGGAATTACATCACCACAAATAGTTCTATAAAAAAATGTAACATTAATAGAAACATCATTAGTATCTATAGTTCTTAATTCTTGATAATCAGTAACATCTTCAAGATAAAAAGTAGAGCAATCTTCAGAACCCTTAAATATAAAACGTGGTTTTATATGAGGAATTAATGTATTATTCCACTGAGGTCTTTGTGCAGCAGATTCTATTGCATTAATTTCAGTTTGTATTAAAGCAACATCAGTAGCTAAGTTCGGTAAAGATATGTAGTTAATAGCCATAATTTAACAACCAGTACAAATTCTATCAAATAATTTATTTGCTTTATTAATTGTATCTTGAGCACAATCAAATAAGCATTCATCAAACTCTACTTGAGCTTGTTCAAGCATCATTCTTAATTTCATTATTCTTTCATCAACCTCATCATGACTACAAGCACATGTACCATCAGCCATAGAAGTAAGTAATTCTTTTATACCGTTAACTAAATGACAAGTATATAAGAATTTTTGACTTTTACGTGCAATCTCTTGAGAAGATACATCATAAAGAATATAAGTTATAGTATGAACTCCATCAGCAAATGAGTTAGTAACAGTAGAAACAGAAGATGAAGCTGCAGTAAGGTCTGCTGGAGTAATACAAAAACAATTTGTTTCGTCTGTACCTCCAAGAGTCAATGGTTGATCTAATGTAACAGCTATATCACCACTTAAAGTAATAGTAGTTAGCTTGTTATTATATTCAACACCATAACTATTTTGAGTAATTACAATTACATCAGTAGTTCCATATTTAATTTCTGCATGCCAACCTGTAGTAGCAGCATTACCATTAATAGACGCAACTAACAAAGCAACTGTTGTATCTACATCTGTTACAAACACAGCATCTCCCAATACGATTCCATCAATATCAACAATTATAATTCCGTTTGTTCCACTTTCTACAGTAAACTCAACAAAAGATTTAGTGCCTGGTTTCCAGTTTAAATCTAAATCAGTCATAACATTTCCATCAGGAGTTATCCAACCAAATCTTGCATAGTTAATATCTCTTTTAGAAGGGTTATCTAAATAGCCATATCCGTTAACACAGTTAGCTGGTAGAATTGGGTCAAACACACAAGTTGTATCGCAAAATTTAATGCTTTTGCAATCATCTGCCATGCAAGCTGTAAAGTCAAGTACTAAATTCATATTTTCAAAGTTAATCTTATTTATTTATAATTCAAAGTTTATTCTGGAAGTCGGCTAATAACAGCTTTAGGATATGTTTTTGCAACTAATGGTAAACCTGTAGTTTTCATTGCTACATCTAATGACTTCCAAAATGCTTTATCCAAGTTTCCTTTAAAGATATGTGCTAATGCTTCAGAAGTTTCTTGAACTAATCCTTCAACTGGATGCTGCATTGTCTTATGCCAAGGTTTATCATCTAATTGTGACATAACTAAAGAACTTAAATTATTTATACCATACAAATAACTTAAATTATTAGAAATCATTAAAGTTCCAATTCCTGCAAAAATATCATCATCATCATCCATTCCGTAAAGAGTAGCTCCTTTTAACATATCTATAGCTGCCAAAGCTATAGAAGTTGTAACCATTACATTTAAACTTCTTTTAAATAATTTTGCTTTATTCTCAGGAGAAGGATTATTTACATAACTAATAACACCATCAATCATTAACATAGCTACTTTACTTCTTGCAGAACTAAACATAGTTAATACCCTTGCAACTGGATTTTTAGACAAAGAAAGTACTGCTCTATTAGGAGCATCATAAGTAGGTTGAGTTTTATTTACAATATCATTTAATCTCAATTCTACATGAGTTTCATACTCTGCAGTTCCTTCTACAAGATTAGGATGTTGTTCAGCAGTTTCAAGTTTTACCGCTTTGTAAATAGACATAATAGTTACAGAATCAAAAATCTTAATACCCTCCATTAGCCTTGCTTTACTAATATAAACTGGAGTACCATCTTCATTTTTCATTCCGGGTACTTTAATCTTATCCCTTCCTATATCTTGATTCATTAAAGCTTCACCCGTTTCTTTAGATACCATACCTTCAAGTCTTGCTCTCATCTTAGGCATCTTCATTAATTCTTCATATATAGGGTCACTTTTATCTAAATTCCATTCAACGGGAAGTTTACTTTCCCCACCTTTAACTCCTGTATAAGCTAATGACCTAATTATTTTCATTGGAGATATTCCAACAACACCGCCTATACCCCATCCAGCTCCTTTTAAATATTTTTTATCTATCTCTTCCATTGCAGTTATATATGAAACTGGTTGTTTCATCATAACAGCTAAGTTCATTCCGAGAACAGAAACAGAAAAATTACTTGTAAGGCTATTAACCCATTGATTAAAATTCTTTTCTGTACCACTATTAAACAATTCACCGGGAGATTCAATAGAATTTATTATTCCTTCTAAACTTTTAAAGTAAGTTTTTTCTTGTTGATTTTCATATTTATCAGCGACATCAGCCATTAACTTTCTTAAGTTAGAAATAGGCAAAGCATATGCAGCATAGGTTGCTCCACTGTTTTTTATGTTATTCATTATTGCTACAGAGTCACCAATACGTAATGGCTTATCTTGTCCTAAACGTGCATTACCCGCTCTAAATTGGTCAAGACTATTCTTACTTCTTATCTGCATTACACTTTCAGCTCCAGTAAAAACAGGAAAGTAATATTCTCTTTCTTCTAAATCATAACCATGTTCTTGTTTAAAAACCGGATTAGTTTCTTCATACATGTAAGCTAAAGATTCATCTATCTTTTTAATAACTTCCATCATTTCAGAATCTGCCTCAACAGCTTTTTGTATTTTAATAGGCTCACTTGATTTTAATGTAAATGTTTTATTAAATTGACCTTCACGACCTTTAACACTTTGATCAAGTATAAAGCCTTTATTAATAATAGCTTTTCTTGAATCTGCTTGTCTTAAATTTAAATACATAGTAATGTATTCCGATTTAGTTAGCTCTACTGTTCCATCTGAAGTTTCTACAGACACAGTATCTAAATCTTTAATATTAGCATCAGGAGTTTGAAATATAGACCATTTGTTATAACCTGGTATATTTTCAGTAGCAGTAAATATATCTGTAAATCTTTGCATTATACCTAACTTCTTACTATCTGCTTGGTCTAATGCTTTATAAGCCATATCAGAAAGTTCACTATTTTCACTACCTGAAAGATACTTAGCTATAAGTCTTGAATTTAATTGTAAGGAAGTTAAAGCTTTTTCAATAAATTTTAGTGATTCTCTTAACGCTTTAGTAGGTACTTTATTATAAAGGTATTCTCTACGTTTAGCAGTTTCATCAATCGAATCTTTAATATTTTGAGTTACATCTTCTCTTGGAATAAAATTTCCATCACCATCGTAATAAGAATTATTAGCTTTTTGAATATGATTTAATCTTTTTTCTGCACGAAGTATTGTAGCTAAAGCAGCTGCTTGTTCAGTATCTAAAACAACTTCCTCTTTACCAATTATAGCCTTACCTATTAAATCCATAGAACCTTCATCTTCTATAGTTTTTAATACATCTTCAATTAACCTTGTATCAAGAAATGGAGAGTTCATATATTCACCATCTCTATTTAAATCTTGAGATTTTAATCTATTAAATGTTTGAGCAATATAATTAGATAAACCATAACGATTAAATTCTTCTACTCCTTCAGTAGATTCATACCATGTTCCTACACCATTACCTTTTATTTCATTTTTAGCCCAATCATCAGTAAGTTCAACTATCTTTTCAGCGTCTTTATCATAACGACCATCAGAATTAACACCTCCATTAGTTTTCTTTAACACACCATCACCTTCTTGATATCTTACAATAGCAGTGCCTTTATGAATTGGACCATCTAACATTTTACCCTCATAAAAGTTTTGAGCTAAAATATCAGCAATATCAGGAGAACCAACAAAAGACTTAATAGTAGACCAAAAATCTTGTAAGAATTTTTGGAATGAATTACTCATTTCACGTTTAGCATAATAAGAACCTATTCTTTTTACAAGCTGTTCCTCTCCATATTTTGCAATACCTTTTTTAACAATAGGTAATTCCCTAAACATATCAACATACTCATGTGCATATTCATGTGGTGGGGTTTCCATATATGCATCATTAGCCCAAGCAACAGCACCCATAAAAGCATTACGATAATGCATACCTTTTTCACCAGGAGCAATATCTATCCAATTACCATTTTCATCAAACAATCCATTTTCATAAACCTTTACATCAGGATATAGCTTTGCAAGTCTATCAATAATCTTTTTAGCTAATGCAGGATTGTCATTTAAAGCTTGTAAAGTATCTCTTTTTTTAAACCTAATCCCATCTTTGTCAAACTTTAATTGCTTAGAAACATTTTCAGGAGTAGGTATATTATAACCATTCTCAATATATTTTCTCCAAGCACCTTTTTCTCCATAACGAGCTTCAAGTGTTTTCCAATCTGGGTGACTTATATTTGGACATACTGCCATAATTATTTCTTAGGTTTAATTCTACATTTTTTTATTTCTTCCTCAATCTGCTCATCAGAAATTTTACTTTCTTCTAATGATTCTTCGGTACCAAATTTAGTAAAATGTTTTCCAGCAACAAACTGATCATTAGTTATCTTCTTATATATAGGAAGTTCATTACCTTTTATATCAACCTTATCACTTGTTCTTTTATATATATTTTCTCCTTGCTTTATATAAGCATCACGACTATTTAAGCCTAATAAATTATCGTTACCTTCTTCAATCTTTTCAACATACTTAGGCTCTGATAATGTATTAAGCATTGATAAAGCAGTATTTCTTTCTATAAGATTTTTTTGATTTTTAAAATAATCTTCTCTACTACCCATCTTAGTTATTTCATTAATAGAAGAAAGAGCATCTGTTTTAAGACCAAGACTGTTAGGTAACATACCCATTAAGCTACCCATTTTTTCATTAACCCCATGACGTAGTAATTGATAATCAACAAATTTATCTTGCATATCTTGTGGTAACTTAAGAAATGCATCTTTAATTTCTTGCTTAACAGTAGGGCTTTCTTTACTATATCCTGTTTTAGACTTAATTAAATACTCACTTTTACTTCCATCCTCATCTTGCTTATAAGATACTTGTAAAGCATTAATAAATTTATTCTTAGATAATTCTAAATTTCTATCAAAATTATTTAAAGCTTCTTCATATTGAGGAATCAATTCTTCAATAGCATTTGAATACATTTCAGGCAAGTTTGCCATATCATTATTATACTCTTGACGATTTTCATTTTTTAATTTAGAGTACATTTCTACTTCTTGTCTTATTTGTGAATCTTGCCAACGAGCATCTGGAACATTTATTTCTCCACTTAAACCGGAGTAAATAATATTACTAATGTCATTTGCAAAATCATAAATAAATTTCTTAGGGTCTGAATGTTCTAATCTTAAACTTTTTTCAGCATGTTGATGCATAAAAGAATTATCTATAGAAGCTTTAGGTCTATTGAATTTTTTAGTAAGACCAAAAAAGAAATCGTTCTGAGTAATAAATTTACTTTTAGCTGATGATTTTTGTAATTCAGCTACTTGCATCTGATGTTTATTTAATGGTCTATTAAGTAAATTATCTACAGTAATTGGATATTCATCTTGCTTAATATCAGATTCTACATCACTTAAGTTTTTAATTCCAACTCCATTATTAGGTAAATTAGTATCTAACTTTATAATAGGAAGTAATTTTTGAAGAGCATCAGCATATGATTTTATTTCTAAGTACTTTTCAATTATAGCTAAATCAGAATACTCTCCAGTTAATCTATCTGCACCAATCATTTCTATTGTTCCAATACCTTGCTCACCCACATTAGTAACAGAAAAATAAACATCTCCTTTTTTAGTTTGATAAACACCTTCTTTAAGATTTCTAATTTCTCCATTATTATTATCAATATGCTTTCTTAAAGATTCAGCATCTTTAAATCTTGACTTATCAGGAGATATAGTTTGTAAATATTCTTCTTGTAATCTATAAGCAGTAGTGCTTTCTCCAATACCAAAACCACCATTAATTTTAGTCAACGCAATATTAAAGTCTTTAATCGCTGGATTGTTTAAAAAGCCTATTACTTGTTTAGTTGGAACACCAAGTAATGTTAATGTTGTTGCTACATTAATTGTTTCTGCATTAATACCGGTGGACATTAATATAGGGTCATTACCCATATCTAATGCAGCTTGTAATAGCCTTGCCATATCAGAACCTTGAGTATCTACAAAATCTTGATATTGAGTACTCTCAGCATAATCTAAAAGTTTTCCTCTTAGAGTACCATTATCCATTTCCATTTCATAGCCAAATCTAAGTTCAAATTTTAAACCTTCTTTTGACTGACTCATTACTGATAACATTTTAGAAGCATTTGCTAATATTCCAATAGCACGTTCACCAAATCCCATTTGTTCAGTAATATTAGCTAACTCTACAGCATCCGTTAATTTATAATCTTTAGTTTGGTCTAAATTATATTCTTCTAAAATATCTTTAATAGGCTCTAACTTTAAACTGTCTTTTGTTTCCTCAACAAGAGCTTCAGAAGATATACGTTTATGTAGTTCATTAAACGCTTTGTTTTTAGTTGAATTTACATTAATTGTACCATCAGCTTTTATATCCTCTCTATAGACAAAAGTTTTATCTCCATCGTGATCAGCATCCGAAGCCTTAATAAATCCATCAGGAACTATAACAGTATTAACTGAAGGGTCTGTAAAATATTTAACAGTAGCTACAAATGTAGACATACCTTTTGAAGCAGGAACACGAACAACAACAGTTCTTAATCCACCTTTAGCTTTAGCATCTTCTAAATATTTATTTGCTCTGGTTACATATTCTGCATCAGTTTCTCCTTCTTTTTTTTGAACAAACATTGACATTGGCGCACCTATCTCTGGATGACTTTCTGTTCCTGTTTTACCATAGTCATACCATTTTAAATCATTTCCATAGTTAGGTAACATATGTAAATAATTTCCAGCCATTTCTGTACGAATACCATCTTTAGTAAATTTAGTAGCAATGGCTTGTTGAACAAGATTAACTAAATTTGGGTCATCATAAACGGTAATTGGATTACTTGGATTTGCTTGATTATAATCTCTAATATTATAAAGCAATTCAGATATTGAATTTGATTTTTGCTCATCAGCATTTTTAAGCAAACTGTCTAAAAACTTTTGAGGATTATTTACATCTCGTTTAGTTTTAGATTTATAATAATCTTCATTAGACATACCTAAGCTTTCTTGAAGCATATCAACAATAGATTGTTCAAAAGTATCTATTTCAGCTTTAGTAGCTTTAGTAGAAGCAATAACTCTTTCTTGAGTAGAAAGAACCACTTCTTGTTGTTCTAAAGGAATTTTAGATAAATCTTTATTAAGGTCAAAAGCAACTCTATGGTTATTAACTTCCATTTCAAAAGAAGCATCTTCAAGAGAACCAAATTCATTATTCTCTAAATCGTTAAGTAAATCAGTAAGTTTAACTTTCTTAAAGCTACCGTCATTACCTTTTAATGTTTTACTATCAACAAACTTAATATGCGGTGCATTATCTCCATACTTATTAGCAAAATACTTTTCGGCTTTTAAAAATGCATCTCCCATTCTTTTGTATTCTGGGCCCATTTTATCAAAGTTAGTACCATCTTCATTTTGTTCTATTCCAATAGAACTCATCTTGACCATAAACGTTTTAGAAGTACTTGGGTCTACTTGAAATATAAAATCTTTTTTATTAGTACCTACATTACCCATAACACCAGCATCATCCATAGTGTGTTTGTGTAAGTGTGTTCCATCTATACTCATTGAATCAGAAGTGTATTCTCCTTCTTCAACTTCACTTGGAACATCATAAACAACAAACGTAACAGGTTTATTATGTTCAATTAAAGTACCACCAGAATTATATCCTGAACCACGTTTAACAGCATCAGCTACATTTTTACGGTCTAACATAGTACCAGCAAACAAATCCATTAAAGCATTTCTGTTAATAGCTTCAGTGTAATAATAAGCACCTACTAACTCGTCAAAGCTTTTATATTTTTCCTTTGCACCTACATGGTCTTTTGATATAGCAGCTTCAAGTTTGTTTCCTCTAACAACTTGTTTAATGTAAGCTATATTAGCTTTGTTTTGTTTAGTAGCTTCACTTGGATATAACTTACTATTAGGAGTAACAACTTTTCCATCTACTACTTTATTCATGTACATGTCATTAAAGTTCTCTACAATCTTTTTATATTCATCAGAATTGACATCAAGACCTTTGACTGCATTATTAAATATTTTTTGTTGAGTAGCAGCATCTTTAATTAATTGCTCTTTAATAGCTTCAAAATTATCAAATCTTGGAGAACGTACTGTTGTAATTTTACTTCTATCTCCAGATACACCTATACTTTGTCTATAGCTATTTTTACTTGCATCATTTGCAAAATAAGATAAACCTACAATAACTGTATCAGCTTTATATTGTCTTGGATGATCCATGACTTTACTTGTGTACATGTTACTTAAAGCATCATGCACAGCCCAATCAATATCTTTAACTTCGTTTTTTTCAAAGTTATTTACAATCATTTTAAAGACAGGATTATTTTTGTAGATAGGATTTTTTTTCATCTTATCTAAATGTCCTTCTTTATTAAACATCATTGATGCTTGTTCAGAAATAAAATAACCAAAGTTTGTAGACGAAACACTATTCCCACTCATGTTAGGGAAGTTATTTGTCAATGCAGTTTTATCAGAAACAGCTTTAAAAACTTTTTTACTCCAAGTATTTATAGCTTTTGGACGTTTATCTCCTTTGATAACATCGTTAACTGCTCTTAGGAAATTACTCATTCCCCAATCCTCTTTAGAAGATTTTATAATATCATCAGATAAACTACCCCATGTTTCATTGTCTATTTGAATATCATATAATTGTTCAATTATATTTTTAGCTTCATTTAAAGCATCAACATCTTTGTTTTTAAGTAGATATCTATTTTTTGGTACATCAATAAAATCATCTAAACCAAAATCATCATTTAATAATTCTATTCTTTGATAGAAACTATCAAGTTGCGATTTAACAGATTCATCTTCATTAACTATTTTTGATGTAAGCTTAGGAACTCCATTTTCATCTTGTAATGTTAATCCCGTATATTTAGTTTGAATTAAAGAAGATAACTCACTTACAATAGATTGCTTGATTGATGGTGACATTTGACCAAGCATTTCATAAAACCTACTTGCTTCAATACTTTTACCTTTTTCTGCATCTTTTTGAAGTTGAGCTTCAAACCCAGCCTTACCATAAGTATTAGCAGCTAAATCAGCAACATATCTATCTATGTTATTAGCATCTATAATTCTACCATCATAATCAATAATAGCAGTAACAATAGACCTAATAGATTCAGATATTTTTTTGTTAGCTTTTACAGCACTATCAGAAGATATTTCTTCTAAAGTTGGTAATGCACTTTTAGTTAATGATTCAATAGACCTTTGAACTACCTCGTATAATTGAGGCATATCGTTTTCCATAGAACTCATAACAGCATTTCTATTAGCAGCTACATCAGCTTTAGTTTCTTCTGGAATTAAATCTATTGTTACATCATCAAATATCTTTACCTGATTATCTTTAAGTTTATTTTCTTTTTCTAAATTATATCTATTTTTAAAAGCAGTATAAACAAATCCGGAAACTTGTGCAGAATTATTAGGGTCAAAGATAAAGTTCTTATCTTCTACTTTTTTCATTCTAAGCATAGATAAATAACCTTGTATCATAGAAGTAGCTTCAACAGCTTTCTTAGTAGCACGTTGCTCCTTGTTAACTCCAGTAAGTATTTTAGAGTTATACATAAAAGGTTGTTCTCGGAAAGTTATACCATCCGAAATAATATCTACTATATCCTTAGATTTAGATTTAGTAAACTGTCTTTTTATTCTTGACCAAAACTTTTTTAAGAAAGCAACAAACTTATCTACATTACTTCCTTCAAATTTAATTTTAAGTTTTTCATAAGAATTATCAGCAATAGCTTCAGCTAATGCTTCTTCTAATTGGTCAGCTTTACTAAGGTTAGGATAAGCTTTTTTAGCATCCTCAAAGTATTTAGTATCTTCAATTAATTCTAAACCAAGTTTTATTACCGGATCATTCTTACCAAGAATTTTCATATATACGTGAGCGTACTCATGTATAATTGTATTTTGAAAAGCTTGTGAAGAATCTATTTCAATTCCTTTCTCAACTACTCTACCCAATACTTGTCCACCATATTCAGATGCAATTCTTTCAACTTGCTTTACAGGTATATTAGGGAATATTTTTCTAAAGTGTTTAACAATTTTCTTTTGAAGAGCTGGATTATTTCTAACAGTATCTTTAGCAATAACATTAGTTGTTGCTCTTTGTTCTTTAGGGTCACTTTCATTATCATTAAGAAAATCAAATGCGCTATCTATAGCATCATCAATATCTTTTTGAGATTTAACCTCACTACTTTGTTGTGTTGGTTTCTCTAAATCTTCAACTATTTCTGCATCTTCAATGTTAGCTAAATCATTTTTTAATTCTTCTTCTGTTTGTTCTTCAACTTGTTCATCTTCTTGGATTTGTTCTTCAACGCCATCTTCATCAAGTTCATCTTCAACTTTTACTTCAGCTTCTAATTTATCTATTTTTTCTTGTATTTCCTTTTTAGCTTCTTCAGATACAAACTCACCTTTTAAATCATTTTTTAAAGATTCTATTGTTTGCTCTTTAACAGATAGTTCTTCTTCTTTAGTTTTATCAGTAGGTTTTCTATAGTCAACATATTCCCTACCGTATTCTTTCATTACATCAACATCAGGAGCACCTGGCTCAATGTAACTAACAACACCCTCAATACCTTGTTCTAAAGCAACCTCTTGAACTAAATCATTGAATGTATTTGTTTTTCTTTCTTTACGAGGAATAGCATCAAATCTTTTCTTAGCCTCTTTTCTTATTTCGCTATATTTCTTAGAAGCAGAATCTTCCTTACCAGTTTCTTGTGATTTAGTTAAATCTAATGTTTTAGACTCATCTATTTCAATTTCACTTTCAGTAACAACCTCTCCCTCTTTACCAGTAACAAATGGTTTATCTAAAGCATAGTACTTTCCACTACCTCTAAAAGCAGTATCAAGTTTCCCCATTTCAGTACCCTCGGTTCTATAAGCTTTTACTTTTTTAACTTTAGGTTCTTCTTTCTTATCAGCAATCTCAGTAGCTTCAAGATTAGCTTTCATTTCATCAACAGTACTTCCTTCGTTTTCTACTAAGAATCTTAATCCCTCTTTTTCAATACCGTATTCTTCTTTTAACTTAGCTTGAAATTCAGCTTCTGCTTCTGGACTTATATCTAATGCTGCATTATATCCTTTTAGTATAGATTCAGCATCTTGCATAGCTGATTCAGTAATAGTATCACCATCTTTAGTTTTATACTCAACAGCTTTCGCTTTGTCCTTCTCTGCTTTTTGTTGTGATGGTTTAGCAGTTTTACCAGTTTTAATAGATTCTAATTCAGCATTAAAATCTTCTTCGGTTATTTCATTATTATAAACTTTTCCAGCAAGTTTTCTATACTCTTGTAATCTTTTTTCAAACTTATTTTTACTTTTTGTATATGGTTTTTTATCAGTAATAATATCATCCATATCCTGATTGATAGCAGTTACTAATTTATCACCCATATCTCTATTAACCCTATAGGCTTGATTAATAGCTTTAGGTAAATTATCTGCTTCTTTAAAGTTTTTATCTATATTACTTTTTATTTGTTTATTATAATCAGAAAGTTGATATAATTGATAATTAGCAATATCGTCAGTTATATTTAATGCCTTAGTTTCGTTAGAATATTTAACTAATTTTTTTATTTCAGCAGATGCTTGATTAGCTTGTTCTTCATTTAATTTTCCTGTATTCTGTAATTCACGAATAGATTGCTCTATTTTGTATATATTTTTATGTTTACCTTTACGAACATTTTTATTTACATAATTAAATAAAGTTTCTTGCTGAACTTTTCCTTTAAACATTCCGGTAGAAGGAAGTGCTCCACCAAGAATACCACCAACTAATCCTCCAAAAACAGCTTCTTCAAAAGTTTCATATCCTTTTTCTTTCCAAGGTCTTATTTCTGCACCAAAAGCACCTTCACCTTTTTTCTTGTCTCTACCTATTGTTCCATCATATAACTGCTTCATTCCTTCCTCAATATATGTTTGAGAAAATTCTTGACCAGCTTCAATAGCAGAACCTTGAAACATTTTTGGACCTACAGCTTTAATTTTTTGACTAAATCCTTTAGCAAAATTTTGTTCAAGCTTATATATATCTTTTAATGAAGTGGCTTTACCAAGTTTTGTTAATTCTTTTTTTAGAACTTCTTTAGTAGCTTTATTTACAAGAGGTTTACTCATTGTTTTACCAATAGCTTCAAGTGCAGCTCCTTCAGTTAAAGAAACTAATCCCGATATACCTAAAGCTAATCGAGAAGCATGAGCTGGATCAATATTATTTTCAATAGCTTCTTCATAAACCATTGGGTACATCATGGTTGTTCCAGTTGCAAAACTACCAAGTCTTGCAGCAATATTAGAACCTTTTCCTATTGCACCTACGGCTCCCGCACCACCAAGCATAATACCACCAATAAACCCAAGCCCTTGTCCAAGTCCAGTTGCTAATTTACGGTCAAAATCACCTCTATAATAAGCATCACTATATGTAGGAGAAATTCCATCAAACCAAGCAGTAGTAGTATTAATCCAATCTGAAGTCCAATCCATTGTAAGCTTAGTGACATCATCTGTTATTTTTTTATCAACACCAGGAAGCCCATAAGTATTAAAAAGATTCATTTGAAACATTGTTGGAATTAAATTTGTAACTCCTTTTGCAGCGTTAATAACCAATCCTTCATATAATGCTTCGCCAAAATCAGCAGCCCAACTTTGATTATTTTCCTGAACATCAGGAATATATGTATCTTCAAAACCAGTAGGAACACCTCTTTTTACTTGACCTATTGTTTCTTTAAAATTTTGACCTACTTCATCTACAGAAAAACCTTCTTGTTCAGCTAATGCATTTAATTTTTCTAAATTAGCTTTTACTCGTGCATCATCATCTGTATTTGATTCAATTATAGCATCTTCAGTTTCTTTTATATCAATACCTTTTTCTTTACCTGATTGAGATTTTTTAAATTCAGATATAGGTTTACCGCTTTCAATCCATTCAGATAAAAATTCATCACTCATATTATCTGTTATTCTACTACTTTCTTCAGACTTCATTAACAATAAATTTATTGATTTTGTTGATTAGCAATCATAAATGTTTCTAATACCTCTTCTGGACTTACATCCATAGCTTCTGAAAGATACATTAAATATTCTCTTGACATTTCTTGCATATCTTCATTAGTAGTGCTGCCAAAAGTATAATCAGCATTTTCATTAACATTAATCATTTTATTCATTTGCATTTTAATATGCGGAGTATTAATAGCTCTATCTATAGGTACTAATATATCTCCTGTAAAATAATTATTATCCGAATCCATTTGCCAATTTTTTTCTATTGAGGGGTCTTTAGGAGTCGTATAACCTACTTTATCCGTAAATGGTTGATCTTCCCAATCACCCCAAGAAAACACACCGCCCATTAAAGATGTTGGGTCAGGCCATTTAACAGTTGCTCTTAAATATTTTTGCGTAATACCATTCTCATCTTCTAAAGCAACATAATCTTTATATTCTATATTATCTATATATTTTAAATCATATTTAAATTCAGGATTCATTGCATCTCTAACTTCAAATCCAGTAGAAGGAGGCATATATACACCATCATCATTTTTATTAAATCCTAAATTATAAAGAATAGCATTTTGGTCATTTCTTCCAGATGGCAATACTGAGCCTGATTGTAACTCATTAACCTCTCCAATAACATTAGATGTTCGAGTTGCAGTAGTATTTCTACCTCCACTACCAGCTGCTTTTGCTGCAGCTTTATCTCTTGCCATTTTTAATTTAGCCATTTTTAATGCTAACTCATTTTGATCTCCCGCTTTCCATCTCCAAACATCTCCACCTTTTGCAGCCATATCAGCATATCGGTTAGCTTGCTCTCTTGCATATTCTTCTGAAGCTCCTTTACTAAGCATCTTTTCATAAATATTAGATGCAGTAACGTAATTATCTTCTTGATAAGGGTCAGCTGGATTTTTATACATTCTATTAAAATCTTCAATTCCCATATTGATTCTTGTTTCAGAACCATCATAATTAAGATTTTTAATCTTTCCTTGTTTATACAAATCGTATTGGTCTTGGAAAGACATTTTTTTAGTTTCAGAACCTATTTGATTTCCTTCTTCATCAAACATAGGAACATCAACATCAACAAATTTATGACGTTGGTTTCCTTTAGCATCTTGATTAAGATAGTTTGTAAGATTAACTTTATTAACACCAGCTTGTTTAACTTCTTCTGATTGCATTACAGAAGTTTTATAATCATTAAGAGCAGTTATACCACCCGTACTCATATACCTTCTTAAATCTCCGTTATTTTTAGCAATACCAGCAACAATATTTTGACGAGCTTGTTTTTCTGCTTGTGCAACTCTTTCTTGATCTTCAGGAAGAACTTCTAAGTTCTGTAGTTCTTCCATGTATTTTGCAATATCAGCTTCTGCAGACGCAGATTCAGCAACCTTTTGTCTTTCTCTTGCTTCGCTTTTTTCAGCCGCAAGAAGATTCATTTGTTGGTCTTGTCTCTTTTGAGCCCAATCGTCAGTACCTCTTAAAGCACTATATAAACCCCAATCTGCCATATTGTAAATGTATTAAATATTATTTATCTTTTAATCTTTTGTTATTAACCTTCTTAATATAAGAAATTTATTTTAAGGTTATTTAGGTTTTCCTATCCCCATAGTCGATAACTTATCGTAAACTTGTTTTTTACTATTATCATCTAAACCATCAAATAATTCTTGAGTTAGGTTTAATTTTTTTAAACCATCTTCTACTGTCATTATATCTTCTCCACCTAAAGTAACACCGTCATTTAAACCTCCTGTTCTTTCAAACAAAGATTTTTCATCTGCAGCTATTTTTCTTTCTAACTCTTGTTTAGCCTCAAGCTCTCTATCAGCATTAGCTTGTTCTCTATAAAAAATAGATGACTCTTTATCTCTAAGAACATCTTCATAATATTGATAAATTTGACTACCTGGTCCAAATGCCCTATTGTATTGATTACGGTCTTTAATATTTTTCATAGACTCTGAAGTTAATTGAGCAGCAGCAGCCTTACTTCTTTCAGCTTGTCTTAAATCATCTTCAAATATCATTCTATTAACACGTTCTTCTTGTAAAGCACCTCTGTTAAAGTCAGCTCTATTTTGTCTACGAACAGCTTCATCTCTTGTAGCTAATTGACCATATTGGTCATATAGTTGACCTTGCGCTCTACCAAGATTTCCAAGAGCAACACCAGCAGAACCACCCGCCATTCTACGAATATTTTTTACGTCATATCCATATCCTCGTTCAGCCATTTGTTTAGCAAATCCAATTTCATCATCAGAAAGACCCATGTTTCTTCTATCGGTAAGTTCTCCCATAGATGTTTTAAACATTTCACTTCTTGAATATTTTGGCAATGGCTCACTTGCGCCTATCATTCCTACAATACCTCTACCAGCATCTGCAATAGTGCCTGCTAAATCATTATTCCATTGAGTTTGTGATTCATATTCAAATGGTTGACGATTATTTAAATTTCCTAATAATTCTTTATTATCAGCAATTTGTTGTTTTAATTTATCAGCATCAAAATCATCTATGGTTGCAACACCTCCTGCACCACCAACAACTCCATTTTCATCAGGTAAATCATTAATGTAGTCTGGAGATGAATAATCTACTTCTTCAGCTACAGTTTCTTCATCAGCTAATGCACTTTTAGGTTTATCAACAATACCAGAAGTAACTATTTTTTTAGCCGTATCTCCTAAACCAAGTCCAGTTGTTTTTGCAAAAGAAGAAGTAAATTTTTCCCCTATTGATTTCATCCAATTTGGAACCTCTTGACTTTTATCATCAACATCTTTTTTAAAAATGTCAACACCAGTTAATCCTTTTGTAAAGAAATCTAAAATAGAACCCGCTGGAGTTCCTTCCAAAGTTTCTAAAAAAGTAGGGTCATCAAGAACTTTAGGGTCTTCACTTATTGCATTTTTCATCCAAGATGGTATTGAATCTAATGCATCTATTACTTTTTGCTTATTTTCATCAGTAATGCCACCTTTTAATTCTTCGGTTAGTTCAGCTCCACCAACACCCTCTGTATCATCAGTGACAACTTCTGTATCATCCCCAGCTTTAGAAGTAGCGTCAATATTAGGGTCTATAGCAACTTCTTCTGTTGCAGTTTCTATTGTTGGTTCAGCTGCTATTTCTTCTCCCGCTTCTTTAATTATGTCAACAAATCTATCTCCCCAAGAATTTCCAGAAACAATAGGCTTTTCAACTTTTACCGCATTATTAGGAATAGCACCTTGTTTTGTAGCTTCTTTAGCTTTATCTAAAACTTTTGAAGGAGGTCTAACTTCAATCTTATCATTAGTTAAATGCTCGTAACTTGTATTATAAGGCTTTGGAGCTGGTCTGTTTTCATTGTCAGAAACAATGTCATAAGTTAAGTTTGGCAAACGAGATTCTAAATCTTTTACTCTTTCTTCGTATGGAGTAATAGTTGTTCCATTGTAAGAACTTGAAGATTCAGCAATATATCTTCTTCCTTGATCATCAACTACAATAAAACCAATATGGTCTGTATTATCTCCTTCGGTTTGAAAAACAATCATATCACCATCAACAGATTCTTCAGGCTTAATTCCTTTTGTTTTAGCAACAGACTTAAATTTAGCAGCTCCTGTATTTGTTAAATTATAATCAGCACCCATTGCATTTTTAACAACACAAACAGCACCACTACAATCTATACTATCAATATTTGTTTTACGTTTGCCATTAGCATTAGTCCAATTAGCAATACCCTTAGCGCCTAAATCATAATTTTTATTTTTTACTAATTCAAAGAATTTTTGTGCAGTAGGAGAATCAACTAATCCCTCATAATTAGGTAAAGAAGGTATAGTATTATTTACTCCTTGAACATAAGGAATATCTTTATAAACTTTTTCTTCTTGTTTAGTAAGATTTTTTAAAAGCTCTGTAGGAGTATATTTATCCCACCAATTTTTACCTTCATCTTTTTTTGTTATATCTAACCCTCTCATATTATAAGTAACTAAATTGATTCATTGATTTTTTACCACTTGTAACTACAGCTTCTTTTTCTGCCTCATTTAATGCAACCTCTGAAGTAATGGCTCCAATTCCAGATTGTAATATATCTAAATTTCCAGCACTACCTAAAACATTTTTTAGTTCACCTCCAGCGTCTGTTCCACCCACAGCATCAATAGGAACACCATCTATCATTACTGGATTACCATCTACCATTGTTGTAGTAACGCCATCAATAGTTTGTTCAGAATATCCACCATCTAAATTAACTGAATCTAAAGCCTCCATAGACTCTTCTTTTTTAGCCATATTAGAAACATCTTTAAACAAATCACTTTTATCACTACCTCCGGTAATCATTCCAAGACCTTTACTAATAGCACCCATTATAGGAGCTCCAGTTCCTGCAGACATTATGGTAGCAGCTAAAGCAGCTTTATTTAATGTATTGTTTATAGCTTCTTTTTCAGTACCTTTTAATGCAGCTAATGTATCTGTTCCTGTTTCACTATTTTTACCAATAACTGTTTGCGCTAATTTATTAGTACCTATCCCTCCAATCATAGGGTTAATCTTACCCCAAGCACTTCTTGTTCCATCATTTTTATATCCAAGTATCGCTAATGCAGTCTTGTCTAAGCCCTTAACTCTATCAAGATGGTCTGTAGAAGCTTGTCTGTTTAGTTCTCTTGTATCTGTAAATATTGCCATTATATTCTATTTGAATTTCTAAACCATGTTACTAAATTAATCATTCTTACTGACTTATACGAATTATTCAAAAACTCAAATGTCATTCTTAAATGTTTGCCTCTTGTACGGTCTTTTTGAATTTTAGTTCTTATAGGAAATCTAAGTATATCTTCAACATATTTTTTTCTTGTATCAGAAGCAACATCGAAAAAATAACTTTGAGTTTCAGTTTCTATTAAGAAATTAGTCATTGTTAATGAAGCTTCATCATTACAGTTAACCCTAACATCATCAAATATTTTTTGAAGCATTGGCGCTTCTGCAGAAACAGATGATAAAATAGCCTTATATTGTAATCCGTAAAATGTATTTTTAGGAGCAAAACTATCATGAATAAAAATCTTGTTGTCTTGTCCAACAACATCATTATCTACTGATAATAAATTGTCATTATGCGACATAAAGAAAGTAGACTTAAAAGGATGAAATCCTTGAAATAAATTTAAATTCTCATTAAACGATATTGAAAATGGTTCAGGACTTATCTCTTTAGTTAGAACTAAAGATGCTGTCCATACATCAGTATTACTAATTCTTGATACTTTATATGATTCATTTGGATTAACATCAACTAATTTTGTAGGAACTCCATTAGCATCTACTGTGTATATTCCAAAAACATTAGAAGTAGAATTAGCAGAAACATAATAAACAGAATTATTATTTTCTCCTGATAATGTTGAACCTTGAGGAAAATAAACTCCACTTGCTACAGCTCCAGTATAACTAAAAAATATAGTTGAATTATTTTCATAAACCTCTGAACTTGCATCTGTTTTTACAGAAGAAACAAAAAGAGGGCCATTTCTATATAAGTATTCATCATAGTTTAAAGACCAAATAGCATCTCCATTGTCATGGTCGTAAACTCCAGCAATTCCTCCCGACCAAGCAGGATTATCAATATTAGCAAAAATACCTAAAGTATCTGCACTAAAATCATGAATACCATAAGTATCACTAAGACTTACTCTACCATCTTGAGCAAATCTCATAATTGATTTCATATCAACATTAATCCAATAAGCAGCCTTACCAGAAGAAAACAAACTCCATTGATGTTGATTTCCTTCTATTTCAGACACATAATCAATTCCATCAAGTTTATCACCAACGCCTGTAGTAAGTGAACCAGCATTAGCAGACTCAATTATTGCCCTATCAGATGCTCTTAACCTACCAAAAGCAGATAACTGCCAAGAATATATTTGATTAAATATATATAACGATGAGGTAATTTCTCCGTACTCTCCTTTTAAATCATCAAAATCATTTACCTGAAACAATCTCCAAGTATCTATTGGATCACCTATTATCTTTTCACGTGTATATCTCCAACGAGTAGGAAACCTTGTATTATCTAAAAAGTTTAAAGGCTTAGGAGCATAAAACTGTATTAACTCTTGAAACTGCAATGAATCAGCAATATTAAATTCTTCTATTAATCTATTATCTAAATCAAATTCAAAAATACCTTTTGGCCAATTAGTACCACCATTTAAATATTCATACCAAGAACGAGTACCAACATCTGTGTACATTGGATTGTCTTGTGAAGCAGCTTGTCTTAAAGTATGATTTAATTTACTTTCCCAAGGAAATACAATTCCTTCTGCGTAATCATATTCAGGAGCACCTAAAGTACCATCCATTCTACTATAAACTCTTGCAAACCCAAAGTAATCTAAATAACAATCACCACCCCAAACTTCTATTTCGTTAAATAAAGCTCCCGCAGGAGTTATAAATGAAGAATTATTTACCGGCTGAAAATGTCCAGTGCCATAAAATATAGATGTTTCTAAAGCACTTAAAGTTAAACCCCCATAAGGATTAGCATTTGGTCGAACATAATTACATATCCAATTACCCATATAATCTCCATACAATGGAGTTCCAAAAGAATTTACACTATAAAAAGCAGAACCACCAACTGTTTGACTACCAAAATTAGTTGTTTTAAAAAATACAGTTTGAGGTTTACCCCAACCTTTATATTCATTTGTAGATGGAGTCCATGAAGCATTTTCCCATTCAACTCTATTTGCTAAAAGCAATCCGGTTTCATAATTTGGAACTTCTCCCCCTAAACCTGTTGTCCAAATGGCTGTTGGAGAAGCTTCAGACAAATATATTGGATAAGGTTGTGATGGAGCATCATGAAATAAATTAGCACTGTAATACATTTTTTTAACGTATTGCTGAGTATCACTATTTCCCGTAAGCTGAAACCCATCCCATTCAGGAACTGCACTTGCTGGAGTAGAGTTTTGAGAAAAACAACCACCAACTAATTTTAATTTATCTTGAGATTGAATTGTAGGTAAATTGTTAGCATCAAAATCATAATCGGGTAAATACATTGTAGTAAGGTTTGGTCTTACTAAAAACAATGGAGTAGTTCCCGTAGAAGTAGTATTCGTAATACTATTTGCCATATCAACACCTTTAAGAGCAATATCTCCTTCTAAAGTACCAGCACCCATAGGCGCACCTGTTGTTGCATCAACCCATTCTTGAAAATACAATGGAAGTGGAGCAGATGTATTAACTTCTTTTACTGTTGGGTAAGCTAATCCTTGCGTAAGTATTGTAGCATCAAGCTCTGTTCTAACAATTTTAAATCCCGATATCTGCTGAGATATTGTAGAAGCATCAATTCCATCTACTTGTAATCCCATTATTCTAATATGAGAATAATCTCCAGCACCCGTATTTTCTCCATCTACAACTGCAGGAGAAGTATAATTACCATAATTATTTGTAGGCCATGCTCTTGTAGGAAGAACACCACCACCAGCAGCAACATTAACTACTGTATTTGAAGTTGTAATTCTATTTGCTGTAAATGTATCAGAAGATTGTTCGGGAAATTTAATATCACACAAATGCGCAGCAAATGAAGGATATCCTAATTTATCATAAAAAACAATAGCAAACCTATATGTTTCTCCCCTAAAATAACCAGTATATAAATGCTCTACTTGAGTTCCTTTATAATTCTTATAGTCTTGGTATATATTATATGTTTCTGTTCCTGAAACGCCTTGATTTAATCTTACCGTAGTTGTTTCTGTAGAAGAATTTTGATGTGTTACCGGAGGACTTGTAATTGCACTTGTAGTATCATAATTTTTTGTATCAGAACGCATATCTCTAAAGATAGGCTTTACCGTTAATGAAGAAAGAATAGTTTCAGTATCATAATCAGATAATATACCTTCTACAAGATTTCCATAATAAAGAGTAGAATCTTTTATATTTAAAGTCTTAGCAGCTCTAATACCTGAAAATATAGCTGGAATTTCCTCTATAAGCAATGGTTCTCCTTGATTTGATACATGGTCAAATGACATTGTAGCCCCACTAATATCTGTTTGAGAAAATATATTTGCACTATCGTTGGTATCTTTTGTTTTACTGTAAACATAAGCAACTCTTATTCTATCAAATTTTTGGTCAATACCTTTTATTTCTATTCTATTTCCCTTAGAAGAAACAATACCAGCACCTTCCATTTCATAAGTATTCCAATTAGTATTACTTACCTCATCAGAAGTAACAAATATTTTTCTTGTTAATGGGTACCAAGGAGTATCATATCCATCTACAGTTCCAAGACTATAAGTATATTGATAAACACCTGTTAATAAATTACCATTTACTCTTCTGTCATATTTAATAAGCCCCATATCAAACTCTGCTTGAGAGTTAATAGAATGAACACTTAAAGTAACAGCAGAATAAGCATTTGTATTTGAACTATTACCTATATTTCTATCATATTTAAACGTAAATACTCTTGGTTGATTACTATTATTTTCTACACCATCTACCCAATATACACGAATGGTAGAGTCATTTTCATAAGTAAAACGAGCTTCAATTTGATTGTTAGGATTAAAATTTAATATATCTCCATTAGGATCGTCTTGGTCATTAAACAATGTTTTATATTGTCCATTTCCTTCATTGTCTATAGAAAATATTCCTATTTCTGAAAATCCTGATACCGGATTAACAGAAAATATAACACGAATACTACTATTTCCTGCATGACCTATAGGAACATATTTACTAACATCAGTTCCATTTCTTGGAGTCATTAAAAAAGAAAGTCTGTTTCCATTTTCAACTTCCCAAGAATAAGTCCCATCTTTATTAAACATTAATCTCCCTCCTATCGAATAACGATAAGATTTATTATTTGACAACAAGATATCAACATCTTGCTTCATTCCCTCTTGGAAGGAGTTTACTGTTTGCTTACTTGCCATTAAAATAAGTTTTTATTAGGTAGCGGCATTAATTGATTCCACATATTAGCAAGATAGTTAAATTCATCAGGAGTAGGCATTTCATCATCCCCTCTTGCTTGAGAACATAAGTATAACCATCTTCTTTCTGAATTAACAAATACATGCTGAGGAACTTTACCATTGTAATATCTTCTTGAAATAAGCATATACTGTAAATAATGAGTAACAGCATCTTCATGCATATGATAAATCATTGGCCACCCTTCTTCATCTAACTCTACACCCATATATGCAATAGCTAATGTTTCACCATCTAAAGCATTAAAGTTAATACATCCATTATCTATTGAATAAACTTGAGCTGATTGAAAATCATTAAACCCAAATCCATAAGCATTTAAACTACCCGTTCTACTTGTAGATAACATTCCTGTATCAATATTAGCTACACTTCTATTAGCTAAACTATCATCAGTGAATTTAGGATGTCTTGCATTAGTGTCTGTATCTGTATTAGTAGTATTTATTCTTTCAGGAACTCTTTTCTGAACAACACATTGGTCAACAGAACCCATTACACTGTTTTCAGAAATAGCAATAGTAAAATTAATGTTAGGATTTCTACCTATTAAATCAATAGAATCTCCACTAACTACAGTAGTGTAAGGAAGATTTGAAATAGCTTGAAACATATCATTAAAAGCAACAGCAATTAAAGCTGGAGTATCTCCCGGTAAAACAACATAACTATATATATTTGAGTAAACATTACCGCAATCATTTGAAACTACAGTAATAGAAATAGTTTCTCCAGCTGTAAATACACCTACAAAAGTTATTCTAACTGTTAAAGGTACACCTGCTGAATTTGTAATTCTTTGATTGTTATTTATAGCACCATCTGTAACTACATTTAATGCAGAACCTTTGCTAAAATCTCTAAAACTCCTTTTAGTTATATTTAATAAATTATTTTTATACTTAACTGCAATCGGAGAAACAAAGTTTTTTGGAAGAGATGCTTTATAGTTTTTAATTTCTATTAAACACTCATGCCTATGATAAGAGTTTCTTGAACCAATTTTAGTTACTGCTTCTGCAGACCATCTTGCAAAATCTTCAATCGATTCATTAATGTTTTCAAGATCAAGATTACCTACAACGTTACCTATAATTCTATTGAGAGATATTTTATGGCTCATTCTATTTTACTTTAAAGATGTAAGTGTCTGATGCTCCTTGACCGTCTTTATATAGAGAGTAGTCTAAGTATTCAAAGCCATTATCTACTTGCTTCATAAAAGCTCTTTTAAACTTTATATCAGCATCAAAACGATATTGCCTCCATTTCTTTCCTACATCCCAAAAAATAAAGTGCCAATAACCACCATATTTATTTACATCAAATTTAACTTTTTTTACGTAAGGTTTACCATTTTTATCCTTATAAACTTTATAAGTAGATGGATTATACCTTGTACACATAGTTTTTACTACGCGTAAATTACCAAATTTGTTTAGCCAAACAAACTCATAACCTCTTACTAACTCTCTAAACATTATCTTGAAATACTCTCGCATTATCAAAGAAAACATTCTCCATGTCATTTTATTAATCCTTGTTGGATTATTCGATAAGTTATTTAAATCCTTATCTATAGATTTTTTAGCTTCATCAAATACACCTTTTAATGTAATGAACCCATGTCTATCTAAGCTTTTGGTTATCTTGTCTTGCATTATTTAGTTCATCGTTTACAGCTTGTGTAGTCCAATTTAATTCTTTTTGCAGTATATTTTCTAATACATAAGTATAAAGACTCATAGGCAAAGGATATTCATCTTTACCATCGTTCCAACAAACAGCTTCACAACCAGCTTGAGGATAATAATTTGCTTTAGTTGGATCTTCAAGAACACCACGAACATTTATATAACACATATCAGCATCGGCTTCTATAAGTTCTACATATGCAGTATTGCCAATTAAATATACCTTACTTCTTAAATTACCAAACCTTGTAGCTGATTTAAATTTATTTACATCAGCCTTATTATAATCTAAAGGAGTTTGTTTATCTATTTTTCCAATAAATATAATTGCTCTATTTTTAGGGAATGATGCAAATTTAGGTAAAGTAACTTTTTGAATTTTACATCCCCAACTAACCGCTGGACAAGCACTATCAGCTTTATCTACTTCTTCTAATTTTAGAATACCTAAATCTTGAACAAGTTGTGGGTCAATATGCTTACCCATATCTGTTAATATCTCAATTCCTTTAGCTCTATAATATTGAATCCAAAACTTAACTTGTTTAATTCTTAATAAATCATCATCAGAGTTACCTTGACCTGAACGTGCTATGTTCCTAATATTGTATGCGTATTCATCTAATGTTGCCATAATATAAAAATAAAAAAGGGTGATGACACTGCCATCACCCTTTTTGATAAACCAAAATTAATTATTGATTATGAATTAATCAACGTTTCTAAAGGAGCTCCTTCACCTGGAGTACCAAACCAATAGATTTCTTTTGCTACTGCACCAACTGCATCAATAAATGGAATTGCAGCTTCTGGATTAGCAGCAATACGAACAGTATCGTAAGGACCAGTTCCGATTTGGTCAGCTGGAATACCTTTATCTAGTAAATCATCAGGTTGCCCTTCTGAATAAACTGTTAAAGTTGAAACAAGAACTATAGTTCCGGCAGCTGAATCAGTATATTCATAACCAACCAAACCTCTCTTATCATCACCTTTTTGAGTAACAGTAAGAACACCAGCAAGATTAGTTGCAGATGCGTAAGGAGAATTTTCTCCATCATCAGCAGAGATTAATGCTGCAAATGCTGCTGCAATATCTGTTACTGTATCTCCAGATACAACTTCGTAAACATAAGACTTTCTCCATTGTTGACGATTAGTCAAGTTTGAAGTAATAGTCAATCGAATCATATCTCCAACTACATAAGTACCTGCAAATGTAAATTCTAAATTACCAGCTGTTCCAGGGTTTGGAGCAACAAAAAGCGCCTTAACTAATGATGTTTTTGGAACTACGTAACCCGGCGTTAGGTCAATGGTTCCATCTGCTGCTAATGCTGGAGTATAACCCTCAGCTATTAGTGCAAAATAATTACGTCCTGCGTTTTGCGACATATCTTTATTTTTTATTTATTTATATATATTTAAGGCTTGAGTCATTTCAAGCTTGTTAAATTCTATTGAAAGTTTTTTCTGTATTTATGAACTTTAACAAGTTTTTTAAATACTGGTTTTACTTCTTTAGGTTTTTCTATCTTAACAGAATTAGCCTTAGAAGGAGCATCAGCATCAATAAATACATTATACTTTGAATCAAAGATAGCTTTTATTATATCAGCTTTCCTCATTTTTTTAGAAATTTTTACATCAAATTCTGGAGCAATAGCTTTCAATTCAGATACTTTCATATCTGATAAGTCCTCCATACTATTGTATTTTTGTTTCTTTGCCATAACTTATAGTGTTATTCTTGTTGATTTATTTCGTTTGCTTGTAATTGATAACCAAGTTGATCTTGAACTGTAAACAACATTTTTCTAACTGCAATATTTATAATTTCCTCATGTGTTCCTTGAGGCATTTCTGACTCAATAGTATTAGCCGGAACTGTTTCATCTAAAAAAACATTACGAGGTAATTTTAAATACTTCATTGAAATGCTAATCGGGTCTGTTTCTGATTTAATTTCTACTATGTTATTAGTATTATTATTATATTCAGTATAACCAGGGTTACCGTTATCATGTCTATTAAAAGGGTCATTGTCATTTCCTCCTTCAGTATCTAACTTAATTGGAGATATTCTTTTATTCATTTCTCCACCACAACCATCAGAAAAAACCCCTCTTAGGTTTAATATAAAAAGAAAATCAGTTATAGCATCAAGATTAATTATATTTGCTGTAACAGCAGTAGATACTCTAACTAAAGGTATTAACTCCTTTCTACGTCTTTCATTAAATTCAAATTGACCATATCGAGTTTCAACAAATTCAACTTGAGATAAATTAAAAAATCTGTCTTTTTCCGTACTATTAAAATACGGTGCATCAGCTTTGTCAATTAATAAATCTGCTGTTTCGTGCCACTCAAGTAAAGTCATATCTTATTTAAATATCTGTTTACGTAATTTAGGTAATAAATCTTCATTCTCTTTTAACCACTCAAGCGTTGTTTCAAATGATGTACCACATAAAGCACCTTCACATGACCAACGACCATTTTTTGAAGTAAACACTTTCTTTGTTACACCAGCTCTAATTAATTCCTTTAAAGGTCTTTCAGGATCTTCCCAAGCTTCAAGAACCATTATAGGCTCTAATTCAGCTTTTTCATATACTGCTCTTTTAACAGCAGCATCAGTAGAACCTTCATTTACTTTAAGAAGCAACACACGAGCAAATTTTCTAAGTTCAGAACCATTAAGTTTTTGAATTACTCCATTAACTTTAGCTTCTAAATCTTTTTCAATAATAAAATCATTAGCCTCTTCTTCCTTGTTTACAACAATAAGAATAGGCGTTGGACCTTCTGTAAAAATAGGATGAAGTTTAGCTTGCATATATTCTAACCTATCATTATCATAAGTTAAATTAAGCTTTTTCTTCTTCGTTATTTTTATAATCCTATGATTACCTTCTTTATCAACAAAAGGACGATGAGAGCGTGCGCCCTCATCATCCGTTAAGTGATAATCTCTAAGAACTATTGAACCCGTTCTCTTTGGGTCTTTTAATATAATTTCTGCGAATCCAGAAGTTGGTGCATCTACTAATAGACTTTTAACTTCTGCTTTACTTATCTTTTCCATCTTTACTTTTTATTGGATTAACAATTATTTTAAAACAGTGTTAGAATTATGCAAATACCAACTGTCCACAAGACAATGGGTTTCTTACAATAATTCCAGACTCACATAATACTTCACAAGTGAAGCTATCACGAGAGTTTGCAGCTTTCATTGATTTTTGGTCAAATGGGTCAACCATACCAGCGATATACTTAACAATCATTCCTCTGTTAATTCCACCTGCTCCTTTCACTTTTCTTTCAATGTTAGAAACACCGTTAGTGTGACCGAAGTTTAAGAATACCATTCTGAACGACTCTTTAGGATAACCACTAACTGGGTCAATGTCATTACCATGTAAGTTAGGATCATCAAACAATGGGTTTTCAACCAATGTCATTCTGTGACCTAAAGCATTATAAGTAGTAAAGTTTACACCTATTTCTTGCTCTTTTCCAATTTCAGCATCGTAGATTAAGTTACCTGAAGGGTAAACTAAATCTTTCATAGCTTCGTGAAAAGCAACTCTACCACCAGTTCCAGTAAATACTAACCAATGTGCAGACTTAACTCCTGTGTTAAGAGATAATTGTGCTAAGAAGTCAGTTAATCTTTTTTCAGTTAATGTACCATTGTAAGTATCAACATTGGCAGCATCAATTTGTCTCAAGATACCATCTCCTTTAACGATAGGCTTACCGTCATTTCCAAATACTAATGAATTTCCGTTAGCATCCATAGTAGAAGTACTATACCAAGAATCAAGTTCTTTTTGGTAATAGAACTCTTCCATCATCATGTCTTGGTCAGTAAAGTACCATAGACGTTGACCGTTGTTCTCAATCCAAGTAATATCAGTAAGAGCTGAACCTGTAATAGATTTAGACTTTCTGTTAATACCAATGTGATTGATGTACCAATCTGGGTAAACGTGATTTTCGTAACCTCTTTCTGAACCTTCAGGGAAAGCACTACCAGCAGTATTAACTGTAAGACCGGCAACAACATCAGAAGCTAATAAAGCTAATGTTAAATCGTTAGTCTGTAATTTAGCTGTAAATGTGTAACCACCTGCAGAAGCAATAGGCTCTGACATAATGATTGCTTGTCTACCTGATTTAAATCTTACAATATCGTTAGGATTTAAATAGTTTTCTTCTGTTTCAAATGTAAAAGAAGCTACACCTACTCCTGTTCCAACACTAACACCAGTTAATGTAGATGGTCGATTTAAACGTCCAATAATAGGCCATCTAAAAGCATTTTCTCCAATTAACTCTTCTTTTGCAAATCGGCTTGTACCGTCTACAAAATAGTTAAGAGAATATTGTGGGTATTGACGAATTAACGTTTTAGCAATTTCTGGATATTTAAGTAAATTCGCAACTAACGAATTAGACTCGATGGTTTCCTTACCATATGTACCTGAATGGTATTTCATTTTTCTAATTTTAAATTATACAACATTTTTATTTCTTATTCGCTGAACCTCTAAATTGACTTACATTAAATTCACCCTTACCGTCAGGGCTAACAAATCCTTTACCTTTGTCGGTATCTGGATTGTGCAAATCATTTAAAATTTCAGAACGTCCTTGTTGTAACCCTCCGTTACGGGCAGCTTTTAGCAGTGTTTCTCGATTCTTCCACAGCCAAGCGCTTTCCGCTAAACTTTCATTATTTTTGGTAATATCTTTTAAAAAATTACCACTTGTAATATACTTGTGATGGCTATCTCTAACCTTTACAAGTGTTTCTTCATCCTTAGCCATCTTAAAACCAAACATTTCTGTTTGATTAGATATATAAGTATTTAGAGCTTTAACACTTTCTTCTCGTTCCTTTAGTTGCTTTGCATCTTCGTCACGAGCACCTTGTGTTATTGCAGAACGTTCATTTTCAATACTACCATTTATCGCATTACGAACTTTAGTAGCTTCTACTTTGAGCATCCCATTATCTTGTAGAGTATCTATTGCTTCTTGGAGTTGATCTCCTTTAAAGCCCTGAGCCTCTAAATCTTTTTGTAACAATTCTTTGTCATCTAATTTTAGATAACCTTGTAACGAATCAATTTTCTTATTAGTTACATTACTTCCTGCATTTTGTTGAAGTCTTTTGTTATCTTCTTCAAGTTTTAACATAGCATCTTTAAGCTCTGTCATACTTGTAGCTTTTATTCCTAACTCATCTGCAAATGCAGAAAAGTGTTCATCTGTCAAAGAACCATCAAACACAGAAGGAGTTTTTTCTATATCCTTATCCGCATCTGTATTATTATTTTCTGACAATACTTCTGTTTCTGTATTGTCATTATTTTCATTAGCACTTGAATCTTCTACCTCACTTTTTTCTTCTTCAGTATTATCAGTATTATCATCTTTATAACTATTAGACCAATCAAATGATTCATCATCATTATCTTCACTATTTGTTACTTTAGATGAATCTTCTGACGATTCATTTGTTGCAATTTCAGGAGTTTCTTCAGTATTATTTTCTACTGTTTCAACTATCCCACTACCGAATGCACTTGGGTCAAACTCTTTTGTTTCACCACTTACATCACCATCTTTTACTTCTTCTGACATATCTTATATGGTATTATGTTTAATACAAATATATAAATTTTTTATTACATTTCAGATGCTTCATTGTTTTCTTGCATTTCTTCACCAGAAGCCATTAACATAGCTTCATCTAATTTAGCCTTTCTTTCAGCACCTTGCATATCTTCTTTATGCTGACGTTCAGCATCACCAATTATACCATCTGCTTCATTTTTCATTCTCTGAACTTCAATATCAGCTTCAGCTTTAATTTGAGCAACTTTAACAGAAACAGCAGTTTTCTCAGCATTTATTTGATTAGTCTGTTCTTGTAAAGCCATTTGCTGTTGTTCCATATCAAGAGATGCAGCTTGAACTGCTTCAAGACCTTGAACTAATACTGATTCTACTTCAGTAGCATTGTCTGCATTTACAGCTTTAATTGCAGCCATAGGATCTAAGTTACCTGACGAAGCATATCTATCCATTAAAGCCAACATAGATTGTTTACGTTGAACTTCTCTACCACTATTCTCAACAAAGATACCATACTCGTCCAAAGCAATAGATTTGTCAATTTTAAAGGTTTGCATACCCATATCTCCAAATATATTAGCCATACGACCTTCCATTCCCCATGCTGGCTTCATTAAAGCACATAGACCTTGCAATACATCTCCAACAAGGTTATAATGTAAATCAAATAATGGAGCAGTAATTAATGTAGACTGCATTACATTTCTTTCTGTAACCCCTACTAAATCTCCTGACTTAGTTACCCCGGCACGAGCAGCTGATATTCCTGTAAGTTTATCAGCAGTATCTTCAAGCATTATTTTTAAATTAGTCATTTGAGCAACTGATTGAGATAGCGTAAAATCAATAGATTGAAATTGATTAAAGTTACTCATGCCTTCTTGACGAGAATTTATAAGAATAAGACCAGAGTTTTTAGCATGATACATTACATCTTCTAATGGTACATTCTTAGGTTTCTGAGAAACATCATATACAATAGCTTTAGAACCTGACCTTGCAAGTGCAAGTTCTATTTGATACATTACTATGTTATAAAGTATTTGTATATTTTTAAGAGAATCTACTACAGACAATGTTTGTCCATTAAAGTTATTTCTAATTGCACCAAAGAAATCTAATGAAGTATTAGAATAATTTTCTTCGTATCTTATTTGATTAGGCTTCCTACCCCATTTAATAAGAATATTATGACCAATTTTAACAGCTTGTCGAACATCATTAGTTACTTTAGTAACAATCTTCTCTCCTTTTTTAGCTTTATAATTATCTTTAACTCTTTTATGATAATCAATAGAAGGGTCATATTTATTTGGAGATACTTTATATTTAACAGACCTAAATGAACGCCATTGAACATCAACTACACGAACCTTCATTGACTCTCCATTAGCAAAAGTATAATTATCGTATTGAGAGTTTTGTTCCTGATACCAAGCAGTATCTTGTTGTTCTAATTCTTCAATCTCATTAATTTGCTCTTTATTTAAGTAAAGATTGTAAGTATCAAGTATTTCATTAACTGTGTACCAATTATCTACACCAGCATATTTAGAATCTTTAATATTTTCTTTATCTGAATCTATATCATAAAGCATTGACCTTGGGTCACAACGCTCTACATAAGGATCACCATTTTTTAACATTACTCTGTAAAACTCTTTACCGGTAATTCCTAAATCATAAAATCCTCTTTTAAACACTTGGTCTAATCCCCATTTTTGTGAGCAATACGAAAGACCCGTATAAACCATTTCTTCTACATGGTCACGAAAGTTCATTTTAGTATAAGCATCTACATCTTCAGGAATTTCAGCACCTAAATCTTCATCTGGAAGAGGCATACCTATTACTTTTTCTATTTCTCTACGAATAGGCTTGAGTATAACTTCAGCTGCAATCTGAGTTCGCTTTTCGTTTTTTCTACGAATAGCATTTCTGTTTACTACATTTACAGTGTATTGTAATGGTTGTGATATTAATTCACCAGCAAGTAAATCAAGTTTAGGAAGTATAATTGGATAATTTACTAATCTTGCAGGAGCTGTAATACCATACATGTCAGTAACATACTCAAACTGCTTGTTATCAAAGTCTCCATTTACAATTAGATAATTCTCGTGGTCATTTTTTCTTGTTGACAAGTATCTCGTATTCTGTCTGCTTTGTGAAATAATAGCATCAACTGTATTCATGTGCCATTCCTCATCTTTTTGAGATTCGGGAATATTCTGTCTTGGAAACTCCATATATTAATATAATTTAATCATCACTAAAATCGTAATCAAAATTAGGACTTCTTCTTGACTTCTGCAAGTTACCGTCCGTATCTCTATGAATAGACACTATAGTGCCATCGTTTTTTCTACCAAAATGAGGAATAAACATTTTTTCTGCTTCTTCATCTTCTTTTTCATCGTAAACCTTTCTTTCAGCATCCATAGAATGAATAAGAGCCATACCAAAAGACATTACCCTATCTGTGTTTTGTTTACCATATACTGCAAGTTCATTTAAAAGTTTCAAGAAGTAAATATCTTCATGATGTTTTTTAACATATTCATCTACAAGCTCTGTAAGTAGTTTCTTTTGAAATGATTTCATATGTACCCCATACTTGTTAGTAGCTTTACTATTTGGAGAATCAGCAGAACGTGGTCGTTCTTTTAGATATCTCTGCATTTTATTCTTAATAAAGTACTTTAAAAAACCATCATCATTGTATTCAACTAATATTCTTGAATCATAATAAATACACATCTTTAAACAGTTCTCATAAAAAGCTTCTTTTGAATAAGGTCTGTCTGTATAAAATGCAACTGGTAGTTCACATACAGTATTAGTATCGACAAACCTTCTATATACACACATTGAACCTTTAGACTTATTATCTACCTTACCACCTTTCTTCATTTCTTCTAACTCATCATCAATATGATAAGGATCGACTGCAGCAACATGAGCATTTTTAATTCCATCTAATGGTCTTTCAATCATCTCAAACGGAAACATTTCTTTATTTATGTCATTAGCATCTAAGCTACCATCATCATCTACCCATATTGGCTTTCCTCCAAATACAGTTTTACCATCCTTATTTTTCGGCCAATCTAATCTTCCCTTTTTAACAATATCAAAATTCTTATTAGTCATGATATTGCCTATCTGAGTATTGATTTTATTTAAATCAAATGGAGTAGCACCAGACTTAAAGAAAGCATGTTCTACTTCTAAAGGATTTTCTTGTAAGTAAGAATAGTAAGTTTGTAAATCACCTGATTCTTTCCTACGCTGAGCTTCAGCCATTACATATTCTTCAGCACCTTTAACATCAGACTTGCCGGTACTCATATCAAAGAAACTACCAAAGACTTTAGAAGCTTTAATAAATACAGGTTTTAGATTATATCGTTCAGCATTATAAAACATTTCCATATAATCATCACTCTCAATCTCCATGTTGTTAGAAGTTCCACCAATAATAGGTGTACCAAAAAATACATCACCTTCTTTAAAACAATCTTCAGAAGATTCAAAAGAACGTTTAAGCTTTAAAAACTCACCAGCTTCTTCAAATACCATAAAGTTAAGTGAAGTACCCCTAAAAGCATTTGGCTTTTCCATTACCCTAAAGTGAATCATAGACTTAGTTCCTCTCTCCATCCATATACCATTCTCCTTTTCTTTATATCCAGACATAAAGATTTCCTCATTGTTGTGAAGTATCTTATTTCTAAACTGAGGTGGTAGCTCGTTATACGATAGTAACATCTTTTTTCTAAAATCTTGTACGTAATCTTCTTTCTGCGCTCCTAATCCATTTTCAGAATGAGGAAAGCAAGTCCATTCATGCAGAAGTATATTGGCATTCATGAAAGAAAACCCCTTACGCCTTGCTTTTAAAACAATAATTCCTCTACCGTTTTCTTTAGCTTCATGAACTTCCTGATAGTACTCGTGGTCTTGGTCACGATACAATGGAGATATCATGCTTTTACGTTTTGCACCTGGGTTTAATCCATGTATTTTAGAAAAGTTTAAATAGAAATAATAATTACCCGGAATCCAAACACCTCCATTGGGTTTGTAGCCATTTAATATTCTATCCTTTTGAGTTCTCCAAAATTGTGAATACTCTATACTATCTGTTCTAAAGCTTTCAAACTTATTAATACTTTTATCAAATAGTACTGGCGAATATTTTTGTGCTGATATCAATCTTCTAATCTTTGTTCGTTTTCAAATATTGAGAAATCATCTGAACCTGTACCTTTAATTTTAGAATCAGAATCTTGGTCTTTAATAATCATTGTTTTAAGCTTCTCTCGTGCTTCTGCTGCTTTTTGCATTTTTACTTGCATATCATTTAAATCAGCTAAATTATCTTTAGAAGGTTTCATAGACTTAAATACTTGAGTCATAAGAAACATTTGCTCACTCATTGCATTGTACTGATCAACCATAGGGTCAAACTGTAACATTTTATATTCGTGCCTTGCTTCTGTAACAAGTTTTTCAGTAGTTCTTCTTAATGTTCTCTTTCCAAATATATTCATTGTCAATCTTTCAGAACGTTCTTCTTCAGGTAATCTACGAAATGGAGACTTGTAATCATCCATTGACACAATCCATCTTACCATTTTACTTCCACCATACTTGTCTTTATAGACAGCCCATAGTTTTGGCATTAAGGCAATAGAATCATCTTGAATAAATACATTACCTTCTTTATCTATTTCAATAAGCTCGTTAAACATTACTTTACTTTTCTCTTTTAATACCTAACTCAGCAAGTAGTCTTACTACTTTTCTATGCGCTAAGTTACGAAGATCATTTTCTTCTATATCTAAAAACTCTTGAACAGCTCTAAACTGATAGTAAGTTATTTCTTGACCATTGGAAAATTCTAATCTCCCTTCATACAGCTCAGCCAATTCTCCGTCAATAGTAAACATTGTTTCTGATATTCTTTCTACAATCATTTTGTTTTTTCTTTTTTGCCAAAATAGGCATGGTTAAAATAATACTCAAACGATATATCTGATGTAGCAATAATATTATTATTTACTAAATCTTTAATACCATTAAAGAATGACTTCTCCTTCATATCACAATCAAACATAAATGCTTTCTTTTCAATATAAATCTTATTAGCATCCTTTGGAGAATAGGACATCATATATTCTAACATTTTTATTCCAGTTTTACTTAAACCAGAAATAGTATTCATTACTTCAACCGTAATCTCTCTATCACATTCCTCAAAAGGATTGCCATTCTTATTTAGCTTAACTCTACTCAAAACAAAAAACTCTTTACTTTATCTACTATGTATTCAAGAATATAAGCTTGTGCTTCATGGTTATTTGGAGTTAACCCAATACCAACGTATTCACAAATATACCAAGAAATATGCAATGATTCATGAGTTATTACCTTATCTAAATTATCATCATCTTTAAAAAGCATAGCAAACTTAGTTTCTTTATTGTTACTAAACTGTATAGACTTGCCCTGAGAATTAACGTTAGTGGAGTTTAATCCAAAATCATTATTAATTGCAGATACATTATTAGACATATCATTTGATATGTAAACATATACAGACACATCGTACAAAGGAACAGTAAAGTCACATCTTGTATGTTTCGCTTTCATTAGTACAATGATAATAAATTAATGTAATAAAAGTACATTAGATTTAATAAATATTTATAAATTAGCAATGTGAACGAAAAAAGAAAGTACCCAATAGGCTATAAGCCAAGAACTTGTATAGCAAATTTTAATATATATTATTATCCTCATTCTGTACACAAACTACTTACTTCTAAAAATCAAAGAAAAGTAGCTAAAGGAATGAAAGATGTTAAGACTATTATTTGTAGATTGTACCCGATTGTTCTGGATGAACAGAATCAATCACCTACCAAGAATTTAAGATCGAACTTGATTAAATTTATTTGGAGAGAAAAAGATATTAGAGATGACTTAGATAAGCATTATGCTGTAGTCAGAGAAATTGACATTGTATCTGAAGGTAGGGTTTGTTATGAGTTCGATGAATTTAAACACTAATGAACAAGGAAGAAGAAAAGAAATATATAGATTCGATTAATAGTATTTCACACAATATTCTCTCGCAAGGAGAAAAGACAAGAAGAATTTTAAAATCAAGAGGCATTGAATCACCATCACTAAATGGTTTAGTAAAGGTCTCTAATAATCCTCCAACATGGAAAGTACCAAAGAAGAAAGTAAAGAAAAAGAACAGGAAGAAGTATTAGTACCTATCTATCCTCACATTGTATCTACAAGAGAACAGAATACGTTAGTGTTAGAAACTAACCTAAGAAAGAAGCATCGTAAGAAATGGTATCTATGGCATTTCTATCGTAAAGCATATGTGCCGGAAGGTAAAACAGATTACACAGCTGCACTTAGTGGATTTACAAGAGATATATATTTATGTCAAATGTTTGGCAAGATAGATCCCAAAGCAACATACATGAATGGTGATTTAGTATTCAAGTTAGATATAGACCAGGAACAAACAGAAAAAGAAAGATTGGACCCAAATAGGTTCACATCTAAAATGGAAGAAGAATAAATTAAACTAAAACAAAGAACATGAGTAATAAAACAATTTGGAAATACCTATGGGAAAGACCAATGCTATTGGTCGTATTATTAGTAGTCTGGATGTGTGGATTAGCATCCATATCTTGGTTCGTTAAACATTCAGGAGAGAATAATCCAATATGGGTTATTACGTTTCTAACACTACCAATATCAATAATGTTATTAGCTTGGCTTGTAATTAAAACACTACACCAAGGCAACAACATGTAAGAAAGAAGGGAGCTAACCACTCCCTTAATTTTTTAATACCCACTACTCCTACGCTTCTTAACAATCTTCTTAGCAGCTTTCTTCGCTACCTTCTTAGTAGCACCAGCTCCCATCTTAGCAGCAGTTATACGTTTCTTTAATTTCCTTTTACCTTTTGGCATAACACATATCTTTAATGATTAACAATACCCAAATATACTAATATTTTTTTATCATTATATAACATACCCCTATTGAATTAACTGAATACATCAATTCCTAAAACAACCCCCGGCCCTGATCCCAAACACATACTGGTCGTAAAGTAGTAGTGGATGCCAAGGGTGAGAAGACTATCTTAAAGTTAGCAACTTCTGAAAGCAAAATGGAAACATACGGGGTACCAAATCGAAAACGATTTGAAAACCAAATCCAAATACAATTCATCACAAGTTCTTCATTGCATTTTGATTGAGTTTACTACCTACTGCGTAGTTATACTGTAGTGAGAGCCAAGCGAGTGGAGAGTGTCAATCCTCTACATTTCTACTACGATTAGAAACTGTTTGGTTATGTTGTTGTTCATACGTGATACATATGAGTGTACGAAGTTATAAGAAATAAATGACAATAGCAATGGTTAGAGCATGACGATTTGTCAATGACAATGTGACGTATTCTTTGTATTGTACTTCTTTATTCTTTGATTATTATTCTAATTCCACTATGATTGGTTTATAATAATTAGGTACACGCTTGTAACCTACTACATCAAGTAAATAAGCAACATCAATCAATACTTCGGTATTGATTGATTATTACAATTCAGTAATAATCTTAATAAGCTTGCGTGAACAGTTGTTCACTTATGATACCAACCGTTGTGGTGTCTCCTTATTGCTTTGGAGTGTAATTCCCAAACTTAGACTTAGCAAGTCAACTATTCAATCAGTACTCACGTACTGATTGAATTTTTTTTAAGTATGCTTCGTAGTACTTCTTTGTTATTTAAACTAATATTAAAATCATTATGAAAAAATTTAAACAAATCGTTTCTCGCATATTAATTAATGCAGAAATCAATGAAAACTACAGCTCTAAACAAAAAATTTCAGACGCTGTTAATCGTGAATTAATTAAACTGATATGAAAAAAAAACTAAAAATTATCGTGTTATCTATCACATTAATGCTAATTCTAATTGTTCTTTACAAAGTACACCAAGCTGATGTGCGAACAGAACAATACCTGTATGACGCAGGTTACCCTATTCAATAAGCTTCATTGCTTATTGAATTTTTAAAACTATAGTTATGAAAAGAGAAAAACTTATGAATGCTTGTTACTTCACAGTAATAGCTTATTTATTACTTGTATGTATAGTCATGTCATCATGCTCAACAAGTAAATCTTATTCTAAGTCAGCACCATGCACAGCTGTATGTCCTTTCTAAAAATAATCAACAAGTACTTCGGTGCTTGTTGGTTATTCACAATTATAACCAACTTAGATATGACTACTGAAAAGATGAATAAACTGCATTCACGCATAGGAAATCTTGTGCGTAAGTATAATGGTTACAAAGCAAGATTAAACGAGCTTAAACCTGAATCTATACCTTATGCTGGTGCAAAGAAAAAAGCTGATATGCTTGAGATGAGAATAAAACTATTAATGTTTCATTCTCACAATCATTAATAATACATAGAGTACTTCCGTACTCTTTGTATTATTCACTAAAACTAAATCATATGAAAATATTTAGATTACATAAAGACGGAAACACTTGGAAATACACGTTAGACGTGTATAAACTAAGAGTATGTTGGAAACCAATTAAACCCAACAAACCATTTGTTAAATTTAATTGGGGATAACATTCAATGAGTACTTCTGTACTCATTGAATGTTTAACTAAAACTATAAGCTATGAACACACCTATTAATTACAAAAAAATTTCTGATGCTTATAATTGGTATCAGAAAAAATTAAACTCATTATGGAGTTATAATGAAATGGAATCACAAACATACGAGAAATACGAAAACTACTTATACAACATAAAGTACTTCTATTCTCCATGGATTGACTATTACACTACCAAAAGTGATATACTTGCGATAGCTTTAAATGGTCATTACGAATCTTTAGAAGATTTATGTACAGATTACTACATGATTGACAAGCCTTATAATACAAGTCAAATGTAATTAACCAAAGAACAAGGTACTTCCTTGTTCTTTGTAATTTTAAAACTTAGCAATATGAAAAATAAAATTGATGACTATGGTTGGTCTCCGTTTCTTCCTTCTGATGTTGTGTTAGACGTACCAAGTAAATGGTATTACGAACTTGAGGTTTATGATGCTAACCCTAAGAGAAGAAGATTTAAGCTCGTAAAAGCTATTAAACCTTGTTACATTGGAGATAAAATACACGTTAATTCCCGTAATGGAATATATCGTGTAGTTAATGTAACATCACAGTTTATTATACTTCAGACTAAACATCAAAAGTATAGAACTACTTGGAACAACTTCAAATGTCTTGCAGGAGGATTTAAAAACCTTTAAAAATAACAAAGAGTACTTCGGTATTCTTTGTTATTCTACTATGAGTAACAACTTGAACTATGTTAGAATTAGAAATAACCTTATTAGGCTACACATTTGAGGTAAAAACCTCAAAAGAAAGAACAATAGAATTGTGGTGCTACAAATCCGGAAACTGTAAAGTAAGTAGTAGTACTATGCGTACACTTGACGCTTGGCAATTACATCAATTTTGTTCGTTTAAGTACAATCCTGATTTGTTTCAGCATTTATCTGAAGAACTACAAAATATACTTCTTGAATTAATTATTGAAAACAGATACGGAAAGATGAAATAAAAACTTAAACATAACAATCAACAAAGTACTTCTTTGTTGGTTGATGTTTTACTATAAACATCACCAAATAATATGCAAAGAGATACACTATCACCGACACGAACTAAAAGACCAAGGTTAAAAAGTTCTAAACTATTAGCATCTACAAGAAAAGATGCTAAAATCATGACATCTGTTCTTGTTAGCTACAATCCTAACAGAATAGCACGTTCTCTCAAAGTATTGAGAGTATCGTAAACCTACACTTTTCAAGTAGCAAAGAGTTTTTGTTCTTCTTTGTTGCTTGATTATTTATTAACTAAAAGGTCGTGGCTTACCACTAACATTAATATGAATTTTTTAGAACAATTCGGAGGAGCTCAATTATCAACTAATGCAAAAAGCTCGGCATTAAGAACAATGAAATCAGGATTTGCTAAACTTGAAGATGCAAGCGTTCATACCAAAACTAAAGACGGAGTAGAAACTTATTCAGTTAAAGTAAACTTTGGAGCATTAGCTAAAGGAGATGACGGTATAAACGATTTTATCAGAACTTCTCGAGCAAATGAATTAGCAAAAGCTATCAACAAATACAGATATTTGTTTATTCATGCTGATAAAACAGATTTGCTTAGTTCTTTACCTAATCCATTTGTAGCATATACTCAAGAGGTAGATGTTGTACAAAACGAGGGTACAGACCAAGAATCTGTAATCAAGGTAACTCAACCTATCGAAATCACAGACCTTGCAAAAGAATTACCTGCTTTAAGAGAAATGCATGGAGATGAATTAGAGTTTATCTTTGATAATAGTAATGATAATAACAAATGCTACGCAGTTCGAGTAAATGAGCCTAAAGCATATTGTGAAGCATTATGCAAAATTATCAACGAGTTGAAAGATACTACTTACCGATTGAAAATTACTTCGGGAGATAGAAACTTTGACCAAATCAGTAACATAACTAAAGCAAACCTTTAGTAAATACAAAAAGAGTACACTAACGTGTACTCTTTTTTTTTACTAAACAGATGCAATAATTACCCAATTAAATACGAACAATACTTAATTACCGACAGACTAATGTATGTCCAGCGGTAATGTTTTTGTCTTAGAAAGACTCGAAATAAATTTTAACCTGTTAAAACAAAAACTATGAACGAAGAAACTATTCACTTACTATGTATATTATCTATTGTTATACCTCTAACGTATGTTATTATGTTTGGTATAAAATATCTATATATATCTACTTTATGCAGAGAGTGGAACAGAAAGCTTTATCACTATACTGTCCATTTAGATAATAAGAAAAAATCAGAAAACTATAAACATCAAACTGAATATTTAGAAAAGATGTATCTATATCCGGATGAGATAGGGATATATGTTTTTAAAAATTGGAAAGAATCTGATCTTATCTTTGATAAATTCACTTTGTTTAATGTAAATCAACATTGGAAAAAATCTAAAAAGCATGGATAATGCTGGAAAGAGTAAATCTGTTAGAAAGACTCCAAAAATAACTAAAGAAGATATGTTAAGTTTTTGGAGAAACTTTAACGATAAACATTTACAAGATGTCCTGTTAGTAAGATGGATGAATGAGCTTGTAAAAGACAACAATAATAAAGAGGTTTAATAGCCTCTTTTTTTATGCAGTAGATATTATATAGATATTCTGCAAATTAATATATATACAAACAACTAATAAAACACAGAAGATTATGGCACGATTAGGACAATTATTAGAAGAAAAAGGGTTTAAAAGCTCAGAAAGACTTAGAAAAGAATGTGATTTAAGCGATTGGGAGATTGCTAAAGTACTATTTGACAATTTAATTATAAAAGCCACTAAAAAAGGCTGTATAATTGAAAACAAGACTATTAAAAAGACTGTTAAGAATAATTTTGGCAAGACTAAAGTTATAAGCAAGACTAAAATTTCAAAGATTAGAATACCTTCTGTTTCTTTGATAGAGAATGGTGTTTTGTTTGATAGTCCTGCTTTGTGGGTTAAACCAATTATACAAAAAAACAGAATAGTATTCTTTTGGAAAGGCATGTACATTGACGGAGCAACTGTCTTTGGAGAAAGCATTAACAGATACCAGGACTAATGAAATGGAAAACAAGAGAAGGTAAAGAGATTGAGGTTAAAGATATGACCTCATCTCACGCTGAAAATACAGTTTTAATGCTTATGAGGAACAATGGGCCTCATAAGATATTAGAATCATTATTGTATGCGTATGAGAAATACTCGGAAGAGAATAAACCACAAGAGGTAGTTCTTAATGGAGATATGGCTAAAGAGTTTAATGACATGCAAGATAACGCAGATGAAGATGAATGGATGAATTATTTTGTAGGGTATTAATAAATTTTAATGAGTGCTTCGGTACTCATTGAATTTTAAAATATATAATTATGAATCTTAAATCATTTGCTAAAGAACTGGAAGCAGTATATACTAAGAAAGATGATGTACATAGGATGAAAATAAATTCTTCTCAAGCTTTAAGTGAATTTGTAAGGAAAGTATTTCCGGTACAAATTGACTATAGAGAAGCTTTTATGTGTGTATATCTAAATACAGCTAACAATACTATTGGTTTTACAATAGTTGGATTAGGAGGTCTAACAGGAACTATTGCAGACCCTAAAACTGTATTTCAGCATGGTTTATTGTGTAATGCAAGAAGCGTAATACTTGTACACAATCATCCATCAGGTAATTTAAAACCAAGTCAAGCCGATATCAATCTTACTAATAAAATGGTAGATTGCGGAAAGTTACTTGATATTACAGTACTTGATCATTTAATAATAACAGAAGAAAGCTTTTATAGCTTTGCTGATGAAGGATTAATTTAATACATAATAATTATGAGACAAACAAGTATAGAATGTTATAAACAAATAAAAGCAGAAGGGTTATTATCTAAAAGAAGATTAGAAGTTTTAGAAACATTATTAAAATCAGCTCCTTGTACTTCATCAGAAGCAATAACAAAATCAGGAGCAAAATTTGGAGTCTTTGGAGTTTCTTCAAGGTTTACCGAATTACGTGATTTAGGAGTCATTTATGAAGTGAGAGTACGTAAATGTACTGTAACCAATAGAAATGTGATAGAATGGGATTTAACAGATAACCTACCATTTAAGTTAAAGAAAAATAAAACTAAAAGTAAGAAAACAAAAATAAATGAAGTTTTATCTCTAATAGAAAGACTTGGAAAAAATTTAACTGAAGCAGAAAAAGTTGAGTTAAGAAAAATTTATCACTTAGTGAAAAAAATTTAATAAAAATAAAAATAATGAAAAGAACAATTTTAACAATAACCTTATTAATGGGAGTATTAATATGTAACGCACAAGAATGTAATTACTACAAGAATGAAGTAGATGAATTTACAGGAGACACAAGAATAATAATGGAAACCGAACCATTTATTTCTCACACAGATTCTGCACTATTAAAATACTACAAACGCAAGAAAGAGCAGTATCTGGAAATTGGAGTTTACACAGCCAAGCTAAATGAAACTTATGCATTATATTTTAATGCTAAATTTCAAACTAAAAAAGCCTATGAATATTATGGAGTAGTGTCTAAAGGTAGTAAAATTATTATGAAATTAGTAGATGGATCAATGATTGAACTTATAATTGGCAAGTCAGATTTTGGAGACTCCGATTACGATAGGGGAACAACAACTTACTCAAGCTATTGTGTTTTAGAAGAGTCAGACATAAGCTCTCTTAAATCATCGGACATAGAAAAGGTTAGGATTTACTGGAGCAAAGGTTATGAGAGTTACGATTGTGATAAACCTAATGTAATAAGTAATCAATTAAAATGTTTAGAAAAGTAAAAAACTCAATCAGTGCTTCGGTGCTGATTGAATTTTAAAATATATATAATTATGGCAACATCAGACTATCGTTTAAAAGAAATTAAATTGTTTAATGGAAGAGAAGCTTATATAATAATTGAAGCATTACGTGCTGAACGAGATGCTTCAATTAAAATATTAGAAGATATAGAAAAAGATGGCAAAAGAGCATTGTTTACTGTAGAATTTGTTAGACAAGAAATGAATCAGCTAATTAAGAAAATTGAAGATAATACCAAAATACATGAAGCTGACAAAAAAAGAGTATGAAGAATATCTAAACGACTTATCTCCAGAACAAGGAGATGAGCGTTGGATAATTGGAGGAACTATTCGTATGGCACATATGTGGCAGAACAAATGGGGAACTTCCATAAGAAAGTATGACCCAATAGCTTTTCAAGTTGGATATGAAGAATGGGTAAGAGAAGTAAAACATGCATTAAAAAAATAATTATGGAAGCATTATTTGAAACTAACAAAATTGAATTTATTCCGACACCTATGGTAATGGAATTTAGACCTTTAGCAAGTCAGAAAGACTTTATTGATGAGGTAAAAAAGAAAGGGTATGTTTGTGTAGTGGCAAGAAACCATACAAAAACAAGAATATCAACAAGCTTATATATAACTGGATTTAGTTATAAAGCTAATTGGAATATACCAGGCTTTTTAACACATCATGACCAAGAAGTAAGTATGTGGAGTGGAAACACTGTAGATAATTACTATTTTAAGAAAATGAAAAAACAAGATAGAGATTGCTACATTAGATATGTTCAAGCTATTGTTGAGAAAGTAATAGGAACTGATGTTACTATTAAATTCTTTAATAACAATACATTAAGAATGATATAATTATGCCTGATGAACAAATAGAATGTCCAGACTGCGAAGATGGAGAATATTTTGAAGATACAAGTTACCAATGTAGTGTATATCCTATCGGAGATTGTTGTGGAGGATGTGGCTATATGAAGAAATGCGAAACCTGTGACGGTACAGGTATGGTAGAATTAGAAAAAGAATAACTATGGCAGATTTAAGATGTCCTAATTGTTACGACAATTTAGGGAAAGATAAAGAAAACTCCAATCCAGCTTATTGTGGGAATTGTGGAGAAGATGAAATTAATAATCCAAGAGGATATAATTTTGAGGATGAAGAATCAGATGAAGAGCAAGCTGCTCATTCTGCTTTTGCTCGTAAACATTTAAATTAATGTTTAATACCAATTATATGTACACTATTCGTAGGCACCTTGGAAAAGGTAAGCACTACGGATGGTGGCAAATAAGAGAATATATAACTAATAGTAAACAAGGAGCTATCGTTGAATACGTAGATCCAACTAAGTTTACTATTATTTTTAGAAACTGCTTTCTTTATAACAGGCCAAATACAGCCAAAAAGATTTTAGAAGGAGCAAATAAACAACCATGTGCATGGATATGTGCTGGTAGCTACGTAAAAGACAATGTAGAAGATGTTGAGATAGCTGATGATATGCCAACACAGTTAGAGTTTAATCCTAAGAAAGCTATTAATTGGATAGCATATTATCCATTTCAAGAGCCAGTAGAGGTTTTTGGAGAAATTTCATACATCTACACTAAAAACACAAAATTATACATATGATAAAATATTATGATGTAATGTCACCTGATGGTATATCTATCAATAGAATGAAAACTTACGAAACTGTAGAAGAAGCTGGAGAAGCTTTAGACAATTTTGTAGAGAGATACAAAGCTCAAGGATATTATTCATCTAATCATGGAAGAATACCTTTAGACCAATTAGCTTTTCATTGTAATTTAGTTACAATTCCAATGACAGCTAAAGAAATAATAAATGAACAAGTAAAAGAATCATTTGAATATTTATTTGAAGATATAAGTAGGTTAAACAAATTAGAAAATGGAGATGTTACTCCTACTCAAACAGAACAAATAGAACAATGTAAAACTATTCTGTCTGAAATATTGTTAGAATATGTAGAGCAAAATACACTAACAATAGTGTGAAAATTTAAAAGAGTATTGAAGAATGGTTTCCGTTCTTCTCTGCTCTTTGGTTTTTGTTGTTCATACAAATGGTTACAGCTTGCGAAAGCTGTAATACTTCAGTTAGTACTTCGGTGCTAACTGAATTTTATTTATATTTACAATGAAAGTTATTAATTAAATCCAAAATGTATGAAAACAAATTTTTTCGCTACTATAGCGCCATTTCTTGGCTCTATGAATTTAACATTAACGGTTGCTAAAGGTTCCGGAGATACTGTTGTAGTATCGCTATTACCACAACCAAGAATTAAAGACAATGCTAAAGATAGTGTACAGCCAATGGTTATTAGAGGTACTATTGAAGAACTTGACGAAGAGTTTTTTAATGCTATTAAAGAACCAATGACTAAAGTTACAGGTATCGTTATTGAAATTGACAATTTTGAGAAAGGTGCTGAAAAATTAGCAGAAGAAAATAAACACCAAGCTGAATTAAAAGCTCAAGCTAAAAAGAATAAAGAAAAAGTAGCTAAGATTATTATTAAAGCTAATGAATTTATTACAGCTAAAGATTTTAAGAATGCTGAAAAAGAATTAGACAAAGCTATTAAATTAACTCCTGGTGCAGCTAATGTAAACAAATTATCTAAAGATTTAGAAGATGCTAAACCAATTAAAAACCAAGTAGATTTATTTGTTGAAGCTCAAAAAGCTGATGCTGTAACTGCTCCGGTAATTGCTAATGAATTAGGTAAAGAAATTAAAAATGAATTACCTGAATCTCCTAATCAATTAGAGATAGAAAACAATCGTATTGTTCATTCTGCACCAATGAGTGAAGCAGAAATAGAAGTATTACAAGATGAATTAGACGCGAAAGCTCAATTCCAAGTTGAATCAGTAAATAAATTTAATTATGAGCCTTGAAGCTAAAACACTAAAAAGAGTATTCAAATACGGAAAACTTACATTATCAGATCCAGACCCAATTATGGAAGCTAAAGATGTAATGCAATTTTATTCAGGACAATATCCCGAATTAACTAATGCATCACTTGAAGGCCCATCTATTGAAAATGATGAAATAATGTTTGAATTTGGTAAAACTGTTGGCGTAAAAGGATAATAATGGATGAAAATCTAAAAATTATAGACAAATTATGCAAACAGGAATTGAAACATTTGAAACAAAACGAATCTCTAAAGAGCTTTCACCAATACTTGGGAAGAATATTTTCTCAAGAGGAAAATTGGGGAGTAACATTAGAGAATCAAGAAAGACAAATAATGTCATCAAATCAAATAGACCACATTCCTTAAAGAAACAAGAATTTTACAATGAATTATGCGTACAGTTGAAGCAAGGTAGCTTCAACGTACGCAATAATTTTGTATCTAATTTATATGCATGTATTAAAAACCACCCTAAGTACAATAATGACTTAGTGTTTACAAAAGACATGAGTGTAAATGATATTGTTTCTTTAATGCAAAGTAAAATTGATAGGCTTATGCCTAATAATGCAGAAACTCTTATTGAAGATATTAATGGAGATTTACATATACAATCATATTGTGCTCACGATATGTTGTGTAATCAAGTTTCTATGCCTTTAAAATGGCTAATTCAATTAAGAAATGAAAACCCAAAATTATATGTAATAATAAGAAATGTTATTTCATTAGTTAAAGGTAAATTTTTATTAAATGATTTTCAAGAAGGGTTTAGCGAAGATGCTAAAGAAATGTTTTTTGATAGTTTAGTAGACTGCGAAGATAAAGTTGATTTTAATTGGAACAAAAAAGGTTTTCTTGAATCTTGTTCAGCTAATGAATTAAAGAATTTTATTCATTGGAGACCTGATAGTAGATATAAAATTCCAATTAAAGATGGAATTGGATATTTACTAATAAAAGAAATAAACGATATCTATAAAATGATTGATGAAGATTGGCTAATGAATGAAATCAATACTTATAAGCCAAGAAACTCTATGTTTATTGAATTATTAGAATGGGCTAAAAATGGAATGAAATTATATTATAATCATAATAACGTTACAATCAATGATTTAATTTTCATTACAGAAGATGAGTATGAATCTGGTCATCCAGTAACAGCTTTAGATTTTTTAAAGTTTGAATGGGATTTTAGATGTCCATTTTGGGAATTTGGTATTGAGCAATGGTTAAATGACCATGCAGGACAAGTTGGAGTAATTGAAACTCGTGCTTATTCTGTATTGACAGCTGATCATTATGTAAATAATTTTGATGAAAAATATGAGTTGTTCGGAAAAGAACTTGAACAATGGTTTGATTTCGGAACTGATATTTATTATAGAGAGATTTGGAACTGGGAAAAAATGTAATATGGAACTAAAAGAAAAACTTTATAAACCTGTACAAGCTATTATAGTTCATAGGAGTGGTAGTGATTACTACTTAGAATCTTGCTCTATTAAGGATGATTTGTCTTTTGGGGCAACTCATCCTTTAATGAAAAATACTATTGTTGATATAATGGACACTATGTCTGTTGATGTTACTGATAGACTTCAATTTAAAGGAAGAATACCTAAGAATATAATAACTGTAAGAAATAGTCCTGGTCACACTCTTGTTGCTTGGACAACTAATCCTCAAATAATGAGGATGTATTTTACTAAATCTGTTGAATTAAAAGATATAATTGCTCCTGTTCCGCGTTTGCTTTGGGTTGCTGAAAACAATAAGCTATCCATATACGCAATGAAAAGCAATAAACTAAACAGTAAAACTAAGCTGTTTATAGCTCCATTTTCTAATGTTAGTGATAATGGAAGTGTATGTTGGGGAACGGGTAAATGGCCAAATGATGCAAAATACTATGAAGATTACATTAAAGGAATCGAATTAGGATTTTGGGAAAGTAAATTTAGCCATAACATGAAAAATGTTTTATCTAAATCAAAAACTGATTTACATCAGCTTTGGGAATCATTAAATGGAAAAAACAAGTTTCCTACAGATGAATTATTAGAAAGTCTAATAGTTAATAATATTAAAGAAAATTTAGGAATATGAAGTCTAAAATACATTATGCTCCTGATTATATAGTTAATCCACCTCATCCAATTACAGTAAATGTAATTGGAGCTGGAGGTAATGGTTCACAAGTAATTCAAGGATTGGCAAGAATGAATGTTACCTTACAAGCATTAGGACATCCCGGCTTATTAGCTATTATGTTTGATGATGATAAAGTAACAGAAGCAAATTTTGGTAGACAGCTATTTTCTGCATCTGATGTAGGTAGATACAAAGCTGATGTTCTTATTTCAAGAATCAATAGATTTTATGGAACCTCTTGGCATAGCACTAACTATAAATACGATAAAGAAACAGCTGAACACACTAACATTGTTATAAGTTGTGTTGATACTGCTAAAGCAAGAATGAATATTTCAAAATATTGGAATAAGACAAAAGTATATCAAGATTGGGAAAAACCTTATTATTGGTTAGACTTAGGCAATAGTAATAAATCAGGTCAAGTAATACTTGGAAGCTCTGATAGAACCAAACAGCCTAAATCAAAGAAATACAAGACTATTGAAAAATTACCAACTATTGATAAAGAATTTGATTTAAAGAGTATTAAAGATGATAATGAGCCAAGCTGTTCAGTAGCAGAAGCTATTGAAAAGCAAGACTTATTTATTAATCCTATTGTTTCTTATATGGGATTGAATTTATTATGGAAACTACTTAAAGATTATTCAATTACTCAAAGAGGATATTACATTAATTTAGAAACAGGAAAAACAAATCCAATAGGATTGTAACTTTCAAGGGGCTTCGTTGCTCCTTGATTTTTAATATATAAATATAAATGAGTGAACAATTAGATTTTTTTACAGAAAGTAACTTTATCGGTCAATCAAATACTGATTTAGAAGAAATTGTACTTGCTACTTTTATTAATTTTCCAGATACTTATTATCAGGTTGCAGACCAACTAAGTATTCACGAATTTTCTACAATAGAATGTAAGTATATCTACAGTGCGGTAAGAGAGTTATCAAATGAATCAAAAGTTGATATAGTTTTGGTAACTGATTACTTAACAAGTAAAAAATATGTTGATTATGTGATGGAGAAAAAGATAGGTTTTGACCTAATTGTTTATCTCAATGATATATGTGAACGTATTGACAATGACGAACATTTGCTGGAACATATTAAATTATTAAATGGATATGCCAGACGTAGAGCATTAATGCTGTTATCAGACAAAGTAAATGAAAGTTGTAATGAAATGGTTGATCCTATGCTAATTCTTGGTTCTATATCTGAAAAGATAATTGAAATTCAAGAAATGGGAGAAATTGAAGAGTTTGATGTAAACAAAGCTTTAGATAAGGCTATAGACTATCAAGACAATCAAGATACAACACATTTTATTAAAACACATTTAACTGAACTTGATTTACATATTACAGGTTTTGAACCACATGATTTAGTAATTCTTGCAGCAGCTCCATCAATGGGTAAAACTTCATTAGCATTAGAAATATTTAAAAATAATATTCTAAGTGGTGTTCGTGTAGCTATGTTTTCTTTAGAAATGAGTGAAACTGCTTTAATTAACAGAATTATTGCATCAGATGCTTTTATTCCATTGAAAAACATAAGAAATAAGTGTATGTCTTATAAAAATTATCAAATGAGAGATACAACTAAAGAAAGATTGTCTAAACAAAAATGGTGGATTGATGATAAATCAAGAAGCATTACTAAAATATGTAATAAAATTAGAAAATATTTTATTAGATATGAAGTTAGATTTGTAGTTATAGACTATCTTCAGTTAATGACATGTGACATACCAGGCGCTAATAATCGTGAGCAAGAAATTGCTAAAATGTCAAGAATGTTAAAAGAAATTGCATCTGAATTAGGAATAGTAGTAATGGCTTTATCTCAAATTAACAGAGCAATTCATGGTAGAGCTAATAAAAGACCTACTCTTGGAGATTTGAGAGAATCAGGCGCTATAGAACAAGATGCTGATACAGTTATATTTGTACATAGACCAGCTTATTTTCAAATTGAAGAAGGTATTCCACCTATCGAACAAGCTGAAATAATAATAGCTAAAGGTAGAAATACCGGAATGGGAAGTGTAGAAACATACTTTATTAGTGAGTTAACTAAATTTTGTAATAATCCTTATAATGAAAAAGAATTGGAAGAATACCAAAATCGTCAAAGAAATATCGGAGAATACAGGAATCCATCCGAAAGTAATTCATATAGTCATTAGACGGTTCTTCCTTGCTTGTCGTTCTTTGATGTTAAGAAACGAAGAAATCAATATTAAAGGTTATTTTAAATTAAAATTAACTACTAAATATAAAAAAATAGTAAATGAAAAAGGTAAGAGTGTAAACTTAAGAATTAGAAAAGATTCAGCACCAAGAAAACCTAAATAAGTTAGGTTAATTAATGTACTTTTCTTACATTTACTATATTAAATAAACTATGACAAGGTTATTAATTTTACAAAAAGAAATAAGGTCAGAACAAGAGCTTATTGAGTTATGTCAAGGCATAGAGTGGGTTGATACATATAAAAACGTGATTAATTCTACTGAAATATGCGACTTAACAGAAAGAACTATTAAACCCTTAAATAGAGGGCAATGTAATAGAGTAGTACGCAAAGAATCATTTTTAATTTCTAAAAACTAAAATAAATGAAACCAAACATTTTTATTGTCGGGCCATCTGGTACCGGAAAGAGTTCTTCACTCAGAAATTTAAATCCTGAAAGAACAATTATTATTAATACAGAGCAAAAAGCTTTGCCATTTAAAGGCGCTGGAAAGTTTAAATTAAACGTTCCTATAGCTGATTTAGATGCTTTTGAAAAAACATTTGATAAAGCAATTTCAAGTAATAAAGCAGATATAGTTGTTGTTGAAAGTTTTACTTCTTTAACAGAACACGCTTATAGAGAAATTGGTAAAGCATTTAAAGGTTTTGATTTTTGGGATGAATACAAAAAAGAACTTATGAGAATATTACATAAGTCTAAGAATACTAATAAATATGTTATAATGACGGGAATCGACCAAGTGCTTGAAGGAGCAGGAGGTGTAGAGGAAAGATTTATATCTGTAGATGGTAGTCTTAAGAAAAAAGTAGAAAAAGAATTTGTAATAGTTCTTTTCTCAGATATGGTAACAAATGAAAACGGAGATCCTGAATATAGATTTATAACTAATCGTCAGAAAGGTTATGAGCATGTTTCAGCTAAATCTCCAATGGAAATGCTACCTAAGCAAATGCCAAACGATATAGCTGAAGTAATTAAAGTTATTGAAGAATATTACAATGAAGAAGAGCCTACTAAAAAGTAGGTTTAAGTTATTAATTTTTAAAACGTAAAAAATGAGTTTTGACAAAGAATTTGCAGAAGCTGAAAAGCACCAAATTGAACAAAAAAGTAAATACATGAGCTCTCCAAGAGTTACTGTAGCAGAAGTACAAAAATGTGAACTATCTGAAGATATCAATAAAGATTATAAGGGCTGTCCTTATATGGAAGTTGAATTTAGAGATACATCTACAGCAGAATTAAATACATCAAAGTTTTTTAGAACAAGAGATGCTGATTCAGCAGATACAAGAGGATTTAAATTAAAAGCAATTAAAGAGTTCTTTACAAATGCTGGAGTAGATATGAAGTCTAAAGGTGCAAAAGCATTAGTTGATGTAATAGGCAAAGAAATAAAAGTTTTATTTCGAGCTGAAGAGTATATCGGATATGATAAAAATAACAATAATAAGCCTGTAGTTAAAGAGGCTATTAGATATTTATATTCCGGCCCGGTTAACGAAGAACTAACTGGTAAGAGTGATTATTTTAGAAAAACTCTTAGACCTGATGATAAAGCTAAGTTTGATGGCGAATTAAAAATATGGGAAAGAGATAATAATCCTATGCCACAAACTGCAAGAGAAATGGAGCCAGTTGAAAAATCTCAACAATTAGGTGATGAAGATGATGATTTACCATTCTAATAAAAATACAAGGAGTACTTCGGTACTCCTTGTATTTTAATTATAATTTATGAACGCATTTATAGGAACAGTAGACAAAAATGGACAGATAGTAATTAATAATCATGATTTTGTTAAAAGCATGCTTACGCAATACAAAGACAAAGAAATTGAAATTACTATTAAGAAAGCAAATAAAAGACGTTCTGCTAAACAGAATCGTTGGTATTGGGGTGTAGCTATTAAAACAGTACAAGAAGTTCTATTAGAGATAGAAGGAGAGCCTTATGAAAAAGAGGATATTCATCACTATATATTAAACGAAATTGTAAAAGCAAAATTTAGAACTAAAGAAGTAATGGGTAAATTAGTTACATATTCTGAAACTAAAAGCACAAGCGCTATGACAACTAAAGAATTTAATACATTTAAATTTCAGTTACAAGTGCATTTTGCTAATAAAGGAATAGATATTCCAGACCCAAATGAAGATTGTTATATGAATAATTATGAGCCTAAAAGAAAAACTACGTGATATATTCGACAAGTACGAATTAGAAATGGACTTTTTGTTCATTGACTTTGAAGAAAAAATTATTAATCTTTATAAAAAACATGGAATTAAATCAAATTGAAAAAGAAATCAGAAAAGTTATTAGAGCAGCATATAATGTTGAATCTGATAAGATGAAACAAGGAGAAACTCTTACTGTAAACATATCTATACCAGGAAGTGTTGTTCAGTTTGGAGAACTTACTGAAGATTTGTGTTATAATGAAGCTTTTAAGAATGGACTTGTAATGGTAGAAGATCCATATATTAAAGTTTTTAAAGAAGAAAGAATATCTACAAGCGTTAAATTAGTTATGTTGCACATGAGAGATGTGCCTTATTATGTTAGAAATAACAATCACTAAATTTAAAAATGAATAGCCTGACTCAAGTACACGTTACTACAGGTAATGGTAAAATGAAAAACATTCCATCCATTAGTGTTAGTAGCTTAACCAATGATTTTTGTCAGTTAATGTCAAAAGTAAAAGGTAGTGTATGTGGAGTTTGTTATAGTAATCGACTTTCTAAGTTTAGAAAAAACTTAGAGATTAAACTATTACATAATTCTGAATTACTATCTAAACAGCTTTTAACTGACAGAGAATTGCCAACATTTAATAATCGATATGTACGCTTTAACTCTTTTGGAGAGTTAATTAATGATATACATATGGAAAACTTAATTGCAATAGCAAAGAAAAATCCTTATACCAATTTTGGTTTATGGACTAAAAGAACAGACATTGTTCTTAAATACGATAAAATACCAAATATTAAGTATATTTTTTCTGTATCAAAAATTGATGGAGAGTGTACTGATAAAAAGGTATTAGATTATTTTGATAAAACTTTTGCAGCTGTATCTACTAAAGACAATGCTAATTGTCATGGAGCATGCATGAACTGTATGCTATGTTACACTGATAATGATGTAAAAGTAATTAGAGAACGTAAAAAATAACAATTTGTCGGGTGCTTCGGTGCTCGATGAATTTAAATAATTACATATGGATGAGTTATATGAAGTACTTGGTGTAAGTAAAAATGCTACACCAAAAGAGATTAAAAAAGCTTATAAAGATAAATCTAAAATACATCATCCAGATAAGGAAAGTGGAAATGAAGATTTATTTAAAAAGATTCAAAAAGCATATACGGTTTTAATAGATCCTTTAAGTAGAAAAATGTACGACATTACAGGTAATGCTGAAGAAGTATCATTTGAAAAAGAAATACAAACATTTTTTGATACCTATATTATTCCTGAAATAATTAATATTGAAAAAACTTCATTTGAAAGAGTTGATATTATTAAACTAATTCATGCACTTATTAATGATAAAATAAGAGAATTAGAAAATAAAATAAATCAAAGTAAAGAAGTTAAACGTAGACTGGAACTTATACTATTTCGTAAACGTAATAAATTTACGGAGTCAGAAGATATATTACACAAGCTATTTGAACCACATATTAAAAAAGCTGAAATGACTATTTCAATGCTTAGAGCAGAATTTGACTTTATATATAGAGTTTGTGAAATAATGGAAGGATATGATTATAACATAGCTGCGTATATGGCTGATAATATTATTGATAATGTTTGATAGTAAAGAAGAAAAGTATTTTTCTTGGTATCTTGAGGTATTAAGGAATTGGAATTTTATTGAATTATGGGAGAAGATTGATGAACCTTTTCAGTTAACATCTGATTTAACCATAAAATACATTAAACCAATGAAACGTGTTCCCGATAAGGAGTTAACACAAACATTATTTTCTGGAAGAGTTTACACGCCTGACTTTAAAATTAAGTGGACTGATCAAGCTATAGGTATTTTTACACAGGAGCTTCAAGATGGAGAAAAAATAACCACTCCATTCATATCTCAAGGAAATGTATCAATAGTTGAAGTTAAAGGAGTATTTGATAATAATAACATGACTCGATTAGCTACCAATAACATAAAGGATATTTATGAAAAGTATGGAGTATATGTCACTATGACTAAGATACCGATGCTATTTAAGAAAACATTTACTCCTGAACGTTATCTATTAACCGACAAATCATTTAAACCGCGTAAAATTAAGTATGTCACAAGAACTATTAAACAATTTATTAATCAGATACCAGAATAAGCTATTCTTACAAGATTCTTTTGACAATGAACTCGTAGTATTTTTTAATGAAGAAAGAGATGATTTTAGAAACTTAATGAATAAATATGCTAAATCTGATAAAACAGAACAATTAGATAAACCTATACAAATAATTACTCAGCATTTTAGTGATGATTTAATACATGCTTGCAAACAAATGCATGAGTATATAGGTAAAGATTATATACCATTAGGCTATGGCCCACTTGTAAAAAGAAGGTTAAATGCATTAGAATTTGTAGACTATGGTATTAAGAAAGGTTATGATTGGCAATTCTTATATAAAGATGAATGGGAACTATGTCAACCTAAGAAGAAACGTAAATTTATTAAACCTAAAAAAAGATAATGGCTATAACACTTAAAGAACACATATCAAGATTGCAAGACATTGCAAAAGAAAATCCAGAAGTACTTAACAAACCAATCGTTTGCTCTGCAGATGATGAAGGTAATATGTTTCAAAAAGTACATTTTGATGCTGGAGTAGGTCATTTTAATGACCACAATGAATTTTCTAACGGAAAAGATATAAAGGGAGAGATTAACTGTACATGTATAAATTAAAAAAAGATGAAAAAACAAATTAACAAACTAATAGCACTTGCAGAAGATTATGCAAGAACAGGAAAAGAATTACAAATGGATTTTAATCATAATTATATAAGAGTAAAAAGAGATGTATCTTACAGAGATACAAATTATGCGATTATAAGTAAAGATAAAGAAGAAATAAGATTATATTTTGATGATTCTTATCCAGATTATAGTAAGTGGTCTTTTTATTATGGAAACGATACGGAAGTAATAGGTTATTCTAATAATATAAAGCTTCCATTTGATGTTTCAGCTGCATCATTAAATGCAATAATTGAAGATTTAGAATCACATATAAAAGAATTTAAATCTTTCAGAAGTAAAGCTAAAGAAATAGCAAGAAATAAAAAATTAGCCAAAATAGAAAATCTTGAGGCTCAAATTAAAGAATTGAAATCATGAATATGATACCAAGTAACGAAGCAAAAGAATTTATGAAAGAATTAGTTAATCACGACCCTAATCAAGACGGTGTTCTTGATTGGGATGATGATAAATATTTTGCCGACACAGATTATGTGACTAATACTCACTTAAAGAAAATTAATGAAGGTGGACCTCAACACTTAAAAGCTTATTATGAGCTTGGAAGTAAAACATCTAAAGCATTTACATTTGGAAGTGCAGTACATTGTATTGTGTTAGAACCAGATATGTTTGAAGCAAGGTTTTATGCAGTAGATGATAGCGAAATAATAGCTGAAATTGGAGGTAAAAGACCAACATCAACTAAACAATATAAAGAATGGCTTAATGAAATTCTTATTAATAATGCTAATAGAGAGCGTTTAACTATGGAAGAAATGGATAGAGTGTTTGCTATTAGAGATAAGTTAACAAACATTCCTAATGTATCTCAGTTACTTTCTAATACTAAAAATGAAATTGTTTATCAAAACACTTTATTAGGAGTTAAATGTAAATCTAAATTAGATGCTACTAATACTGGAAAGTATGTTGTTGATTTAAAAACAATGTCTGATGCAGTTACAGAAAGAAGCTTTATTAAAGCTATGAGAAAATATAACTATGACCAACAAGCTGCATTTTATAAAGATGTAGCAAATATTGATAAGTTTTATTTTATAGCTATTGAAAAAACATATCCATTTACTGTAGGTATTTTTGAATTAGGAGAAGATTCTTATATTAGCGGTAAAGAAAAATATGAAGATGCATTAAATAAGTTTAAGTATCATTTTATAGAAAATAAATCTGAAATTGATAATCACTTTATTCAAGGAATAATATAGTCCTGTGTCGGGATTGTGTGATAAAAAGGGAATCGGTCTGCCAAGGCGATTCCCTTTTAATTTTTATTACATTAACTAAAAACAAAAAAAGATGAGTAAAGTAAAAGAACTGAAAAGAAAAAGTATGAAAATTAGAGAGAGTGGTAGATCATCAGATTACATTACTCCCTCATTTGGATATGGATGTTTATTTAACTGTACATATTGTTATATGAAAAGACATTTATCCAATGGATTAACTATTGCAAAAAATCCTAATGAAATTCTTACTGCTGTAAATAATCATGTAATGTTTGCTGATATAAAAAAGCCTAATCAAACTCATGAAAAATATATCACTTATGATATATCTTGTAATGAAGATTTTGCTTTACACGCTAAATACCATAATTGGGAATACATTTTTGAATATTTTAAAAATCATCCTATAGCTATGGGAACTTTTGCTACTAAAACAATACCTGTAAAATTTTTATATTTTAATCCTAAAAAAAAAGTAAGAATTAGATTTAGTTTAATGCCTCAAAATTTAGCTGATGATTTAGAACCTAACACAGCAAAAATTATTGACAGAATAAAAGCTGTTGATGCTTTTATAGAATCAGGATATGAAGTTCACTTAAATTTTTCACCTGTTGTAGTTTATGACAACTGGTTAGAAGATTATGAATTATTATTTGAAATGTGTAATGATTACATAGAAAACAAAGCAGAAGTTTTAGCTGAAGTTATATTTCTTACACATAACAAAAATAAACATCAACATAATTTAGACAATAATTTAAGTGGTGAAAATTTATTATGGACACCAAGTAACCAAGAGATTAAAACATCTCAATATGGAGGTGTAAACATAAGGTATAAACATAATCTTAAAAGTCAGTACATAAAACAATGGACCGACCTACATGACAAAATTATACCTTGGAACAAAATTCGATATATATTTTAAATAAAATTTTATGCAAAAAGAAAACATATATACTTTAAAGAATGGGCTTATTCCAATACCAAGTCCTTGGGTAATGCCCGGATTAGGAGACCTTAAGCATAATACAGATGCTTTTAAATACATAACCGAAATGGTATGTAAAAGATATGAATTAGAAGAAAAAGCTGTTTTTTCAAGAGTAAGATATCAAAAAATTGTAAAAGCAAGACAAATAATTCATTCTTTGTTAAGAACTAACTTTCCAGATATTGGAGCTTCTTATATTGGGAGAAAATGTGGAAATAAAGATCATGCTACAATATTGCATTCTTGTAAATCAGTAGCTAATCAAGTTGAAACAAACAAAAAATATAGAGAAGAATATAATAGTTTTGACAGAAACATTAAGGTTAACATAAATAGGTTTAGGCAATCAAGCCCGGATTACCCTAATAGAAAATGGTATAAATAAAAAAAGGCTACCTAATTAAGGTAGCCTTTAAATTAAATTTTGAAAGTTATTGATAGCGGATTACTACAATTACAATATCAAATATATTAATCTTTTTTTAATTCAGCTATATATTCAGTTAAATTATCAATTTTATCATTTGACAATCCTTCTACATTAACGTGCTTAGCGCAACATTTTTTTTTAAATGAATCCAAAGTAGATAAAATTTTCATAGGTCTATCATTTCCTTTTAAATAGACCATAACAAAAGCCCTATCCATACCTTCATCTTCATTTGATATATAGCCTCTATAATATGAAATACTTTCTCTTGGAATAACTGTTGGCATTTCATTTTGCTTTTTATCAAGCATTGTAACTTCTATCTCTACATACATAACTTATCTTTTCTTAACTAAATATAAAATCCCTAATATAAGCATTATTATTATAAACCAATACCACCAGCTTATACCTTTTTTTACAATTACCTTATCACAAGGTACTTTGTATTCAACAATCCTTTCATAAGGAACCTTAACAAAAATAGTATCACATTCACCTGATATGTATATACTATCATGAATTGTATCATGATAATAACGAATTGTCAAATTGTCCTTCGTTATTGTAATGGTATCATGAATCTCATTTAATGAGAATATTGTATCAAGTTTGACTAACTCTGTAGTCACATTAATAGTATCTCGAATAGTATCTCTTACCACAATGGTATCAACTTTTACTAATTCGGGATGTTTTTTTATTAATCTATTTAGCCTTTTTTGAGGACTACAAGAAAATAAAAATGCTAATAATATAACAAAAAGTATTTTCACTTTTTTGGATTAATACCAATCAATGAATCTTTTGAACGTAAAAATGTTAATCCCCATCCAAACATAATAACCACTTCTTCCATTGGTTTATCCATAAAATAAAGAACACAAGCTCCAATACATATTAGAGTTCCTAATATAGTAGTCACAAGACCACTTTTAAATAATCTTTCCATAATAAATAATTTAAGGCATAAGCCTCAATCTTATTTAGATTGAGGTCTTATATATGTACTGTTTTTAACTCCTCCGTAACCTTTTGGTTTAGGTATAAAAGCTTTTGTAGCATGTCTGTCTCCAGTAAACATATCTTTACCTTTCATTCCTTTCATTGATTTTGAGTGACTTTTTCCTTTTTTCATAATTGTATTTATTTATTATTTATTATTTAATTGTATTCAAATATAAACTGATATTTAAAATCAGTAAAATTAACATTAGGCTGTATAAAAAATTGCCAAACTCCCATATACCATAAAAACTCACCAACATTAGTTCCATTAGGGCCTATATATTGAGGAGGTCCAAAATTTATAAAATTTGATAAAGCAGACCATGAACTTGATACGTCTAATATAATATAATCTGTTCCCGGATCTCCAATATTAGCAGATAATGTATTAGGTGTTAAAGTAGCTCCCGGAACTTGCAACCAAGTTTCTCCTGATGTATTAGGACCAGAACCCGCTGTTGAAGGCCCATTAGTAATAAAATTACCCGGAGATATACTACTATCGTAAACAGAAAAACCTGAAGATACTGCCATTCCTGCGTAAATTCCACTTCCTCCAACGTGAGCATTAGTATAAATTTTAATTTTAGTAATATTCATAATTCCAGCTGATAAAGCTGTTCCTGATATTCCTCCTGTATCTCCTGCCGAATAAGGTAGTAGATTTGGAAGAGGAGTATCTAATAAAGGTCTTGTTTGACAAGCAAATACCCAGCCAGTACTTGGACTTCCAGCACCAAGATATGATGCAGCGTAGTTAGTACTAACGCTTACATTAAAATTAGCTGCAGAGCCACCACCTGCTGTAGTGTCGCAAATTATTTCTCCACTATCATATTGAGCAGTAGCTGGTGCACTCCAAGTCCATGCTCCGGGTAAAGGATTTTCAATACAATAAAAAGTATAAGCCCTACCATCATTAGGTATAGAGGCAAAACCATTTACTACTCCGTTAATTTCTCCACCAATCGCAGAAGGAAATACTAATATAGGTAAATTTGAATTATTTATAAAAACAGTAGAACGCCCTGTTTTAGCTATAGGTAATTTACAAGCTCTATCTGAAGATGTACTTGTTGTTATTACATTTACTCCATATATGGCAACAGAAGTTGTTGTATTATTAGTGTTTTCTAAAACTAAATTGTCATTTACCTCTAATGTACTTCCAGCAGATAATTTATGTAATATAGAATATATATGTTTTGTACTATCTTTCCAGCTACTAAAATCATTTGGGTTATCGTTTATTATAATTGACATAATTATTTATTTATTAGTATATCTAATTTACCATTTATTGTGCTAATCCCAAGCTTTACTTCGGTTATTTCTGCATTAATAGCATCCAGTTCAGTTTTATTCTTTTCTTCGTTTTTGTCCATTCGGGCGTGAATACCTGTAAATTTCTTAAACATAATGATTTCATTTTTTTCTACGTCTTTTTTCATCTGTTTAATTTTAGCGTCCATTTCTTTATCATGTACAATCATTTTCCAATAAAAACCAACAGCAGCTCCAACTCCAGTAACAATATATATAACATCTTTTAATGCAAATGTTGCATCCATTGCTGTAATCTGTAGTAAATCCATCCCTTCTATGTTTTTTTATTATTAAAATTGATAACCATTTACTATTAACTCTGATACCAGAACATCATTCGCACTATCAATACTTACAAGTACATCAAAAACATCTCCTTGAGTTGCTGTACCTTGTATAGAAAGACCTATAGGTTGAGCAACAAAAGTACCTCCACTATTTCTAATAGTTGTTTTACCTATAAGTGGCAATGCTACACCATTTTGTCTAAATTGTATCTGTATATTAAAAGTACCGTTTGCATTAACTCCAACAGTTCCGTTTAAAGCAACACTAAAATTTCCATTTATTTTAGAATCATAAGTAAAAGAACCATTTGGACTAGATGTAATAACTCTTTGAGCTACTGGAAAGGTAATTGCGTTTGTTGGCGCGCCTCCTATAAAACTTGCATTGGCAACGGGCAAAGAACGTAAGCCACTTACGGGAGTTTCATTACTCGTATCTAATAACACTATGTTATCTGTAAGACTTAAAATACCTTTAGCATTACCATTCTGAATACCTTGATTTGCTTGTATTATTGTACTATTCTGAATGTCATAATCTAAACTTGTTACAGTACCCGTAGTTAAACCTACATCTATCCCTGTATTAGCTGATATAGTTCCAAACCCTATTGTTGCACTATCGCTAATAGTTATACCTTCTTGTGTTTGTTGAGGGTGAAATATACTTCCACTTATATTAACAGCTCCAAATCCACTACCTCCACCATTGTTAAGTAATTCTACCATTGGAGTTGTAGCCCAGCCACTTGGGGTAGGTATAGAGGTTTCATCAAACCATCTTACATATTCACAAGAACTAATCTGTAGTTTAGATACGTTCTTAAATTGACAACCTATAGTAGTAGCTTGTATATACCAAACAAGTGTATTCTGAATATCACACAAGTCAAAACCTTCTATAAACCAAACGTCAAAGCAGTTTCTAAACTGACAGTTGATAATAGTTAATACCTTATCCCTTCCCGCATTGTAATCTGGCTGGTTGTAATTAACTGCTCTTAATAAAACTGTACCTCCTGTATTGTTAGTAGAGGAAAGTTTTATATTTGCTATCTCAAAGCTTTGTTCGGTAACAGTTATAAAGTCACTAACACTAGATAGACCTGTAAAGTTTAAGCTATCCTCATCTCTATTCCATCCTATGATAGCTGTACCCGAGTTTTGAATTAATAGTCTATTAGTGCAATTTACTTCTCCTCTTATAAAGTAGGTGGTATTTCCGGCTAAAGTTATAACTCCACCAACTTCACCACCAAAGTCTGACTCTTGTGATACCTCAACCATGTTAGTTAAGTTTATAGTAGGTGTAAATACTATACTTGAAAATATTCCTGGATTTCTTTCACTCATAATTTTAATATTTTTTAAACTTGTCCACCATCTGTTATTTCCCAACCTCTGCTAACCATATTTGCTCTTGCAGTTGCTGGTGCTCCTGATGAGTATTGTGCACTACCTGCATGGAATTTTATATTGCTTGTTCCTAATGTGTCCCAAGCTACAAGTAATAAGTCATAGTTTACAGTTGAAAATGAAGTACTTCGCAACATATTAATTGCACCTAGTTTTAATTCTTCACCAGTTAATAGTCCTGAAATATCCAAATCACTTATATCTTGATTAAAATTAGTAGCACCATTGAACATATTATTTACATTAGGAACATTTGAAAAGTCTGAAAAAGTTAATGGTGAATTAAAAGCAGGAGACCACTCAAACATTCCAGTACACCCATTTCTAACATTAGTAACACTTAGAAACCCATCTATAGTTACAGGACTATTAAAGTTTGTCATAAAAGAAAATGTTCTAAAAAAAGTTTCAACATTTGGTGTAACCCAATTAATAGGCTGATTAAAGTTAGTTGTATTATATAAAAACGCTTCAAGGTCAGTATTTAAAGACATATCAAAATCTACATTACTATTAAACAAAGTACAACCAGCAAACGTAGATTCCATATTAGTACATAAAGAAGTATCAGGCTTATCAGTATATAGCCCAACCATGTTTGCACAACCTGAAAAAGCACTATTCATGTTCTTAAATTGAATAGTTCCCCAATTATCAATAGACATTATTTTAAGTCTATCATTGTTGTTTGGTGATGTTATTCCTTCAAAACTTCCACTCAAACTTATTTGATAAGTACCACTTGCGTCATAGCCATGAGTTAATTCTGCTTGATTATATGTAGTTATAACATCTGAATTACCGTCACCCCAATCAACTGTTAAATTAGTTGCACCAGCATGTAAGTCTAATCTATAAGATTGAGTATTAGTGGCACCAGCTTTAGTAGTATCAATAGTCATTTTGAATAGAGGGTCTATAAGATTAGGAATCTCAAATTCAAGTGGACTATTTATGGCTCTTGTTACAATCATTATTATGCTATTTCTTCTATTGGTTGACTCCATTTGTCTGTAGCCATTAATTCTAAAATTGCATGGTGGTCGTATGTACCTACTGGCACTACAGAACTATCTGTTATAAAAGTTGGTGTATAACCATTTTCCCACTTAATAACAAATTGCGTATCATCTAAACTCTTTCTAATAGTAGATGCTGAACTTTGAGCTACTTGTGTAAAGTCAATTAAGCTAATATCTGTTAAGTTAATTACTGCGTATGTTTTATTGTTGTGCATTTTTATATTTTTTAAAATTATGTTGGAACGTCTGTAGTTCTATCAACTGATTCCATATTAAAACTCAAAGCATTATTTTCTGAACTTGGTGCTTCACCAACTCTATCTTCTATTGTCATACCGTTTGAAATACCACCACCACTATAATTAGGTGCTTCACCTACTAAAGCATCTACTGTCATTGCATCAGATGTACCCGTATTAGTTCCTACGTTGTCGGGGACAGTCCAATTAGTTCCATTGAATGAAGCATCTTCACCCATTCTGTACCAATGTAATGGAGAAAGGTCTGTTAAGTCATTTGGTATTCCACCATTGTAAATCGTAGATACATTTGCACTTTGGTCTGTGTTAAAAATAGAAACTTCATCAATATTACCCTCAAACATATTTGCAATACCTTGCGAAATCCCTCCAATAGTAGGCACTACCGCAGTTGTTGACCTTGTTCCCCCATTTGAAGATGTTCCTTGTGCTCTTTGAATACCATCCACAAATAACTTTAAACCATCTGTTGATGTGTCACCCGTATAAGTAAACATTACGTGATGCCAATTTCCATCGTTAGGTACTATTGCATTTGTTGTAGCTGCAACCGCAGTACCCCCACTATCGAAAATAACTCCACTAATTCTGTTTAATCCGCCACCTCTCCAATTCAAAACCCAATTTCTATTTGTTAAGTTTGTCCTATCTTCACCTACAAAATATTGAATATTAGTGCCGCCACCACCCGTATTACTTGTAGGTATTTTAACCCAAGCACTTACAGAAATTGCACCCGTTATACCTAAAGATTGTGTGCCTATTTCAACTTTGTCATCCACTCCGTCAAAAGCAAAACTCCTTTTACTATAATTATCTAATGCTGAATTGTCAACTAACCAATTACTTGTAAAATTAGCTTCTTCGCCCATTTTATAGTGTGCTACTGCTCCGCTTGGTAGTGTAGTTGGTTCTCCACCGTTGTAAATGTCTGCAATTTGTTGCGCTGTCAATGCGCTATTAAATGCTGATATATCATCTAGGTTACCAAACATAGGGT